ACAAGGGGGCAGAATCGCTTGGTTTTAGGGGGCAGCTTACACTGGATTTTCCACCAAGATTTCAACAATAATGTGGTTGCAGTGGAACGCCTTACCGCTATGGGGTACGAGGTTGAGCATTTAAATACCTATGCCACGGCATACCCCGAAACGCCCGTAGCTCCCGAAAAGGAAGAATACGACACTATCGAGGAATACGAACAGGCATACAAGGAGTACGAGCAGGATTTCAGCAACTATATGGAAAAATGCAGGTCAATCCATGAACGAATCGACACGGGCGAACTTACGTTTTATATCTGCATCGGGCAGAAAGAAATTACACTGCGCTATAAGGCAAGTGCCACCGTCAATGCAAACGAAGCAACCGAAAAAACGCTCTCCCCGATGGAGAAACTGGAGAAGCAGGACGAGCGTAACAAGGAAATAGCCCGTGAGAAAACGGTAGAAGATACCAAGAAACAGATTTTGGATGTCGATATGTCCGAAAGCAAATTCACGCAGGACGAAGAAAAGATGATATATTTCTTCCTGCTGTCGTCTCTCCGCAAGGAACACTTCGAGATATTCGGTATCGAAGAGAAAGAAGTCTATCAACATCTTACGGACGAAGAAAAGATGGACATCATCGCCAACCTCACAGCCAAGCAGAAAGCCGTTATCCGTAGGGATTTCTTGATAGAGAGCTTCAAAGGCGCATACGGTAGTAACGCTGCCGCCACCCTCTTGCTCGATTTTGCCCGTAAGCACATGCCCGACACGCTCGCCGGAATTGAAAGTGAATACAATGAGGTGTATGAGAAACGCCATAAACGTATCGAGGAACGCAAAGCCGTGCTGTTGGTAAAGGAACAGCAGGAGAAGCAGACAGAAGCCGCCGAGACCGAAGAAACACAAGTCACGGCAGAAGCGCAACCCGAAGCACTGCCACAGCCTGAAGAAACGGCAGCTTGACCATAATTCAGAAGCAGGGCGGAGAAATCCGTTCTGCTGATTTGCATATTACCTACAAAAGGAGGTAACGATAACTGTGAGGACTGCATACGTGACATCGGTACGGCAATGCCCGAAGCCGGGCTGTGCCATGCAGTGCAGCCCGGCTGTCTTTTTTAGCACCTGCCACCGGCAGATCTCCCTTTTTACCCCTTCGTTTTCCTTTTGTATGGAAATCCCTTCGCCGACGGCTCTGCCCGTCGGGACATGCTTTTTCCGGTGCAAAGGTATTGCCTTGGAGGAACATTCAAGTACCGCTACGCTATTTGAACACAATTTTTCAGCAGCTTTCCCGATTTTCAATCGTCCATATTTCGCGGACGCTCAATACCGCAACTATAAAATTCTGTCCAAATTCCTTGCCTGTTTCTCCCTGAAAGGCAATCTTTGATGCACGTAAAAATCAAATCCCGACGGGAGAAGCCTGAAGGCTTCCGAAAGAAGGGAAAAAATAAAAACGATGTTTAATCAATTAATAGCGAAAAAAGTTTATGGAAATTCAATTTACAATCGTTCGTTCGGAAAACAAAGAGTATTTGTGTTACAAAGCAGGTGAAGCGTATGTAGATGCCAGTAACCCTATGATAGCCTTTGCCACAGGCGAAGATGAATTTGAAATCGTAGAGCCGGACAGTTCTTTCAGGCAGAAAGAATACGAGTTCAGAGGCGAACAGTATTACCTCGTACCAGAGTTTTACCGCAATGGTTGGTTAGCTCTCACCTTGGTAATGGTGGAAGATGAAGACGAATATATCGTGCTTTCCGTTAATTTGGAGGAAATGGACGCACTCGGTCTGCCGGACCGTACATTTATCGACGTCAATCATTACCCCGAAGCAATGGAGTTCTTGGTGAAAAACGGACTGGCAACCGATTCCGAGTATAAGCGCAGGAGCGGCTTCGTGGAATACCCTATGGCTATGTTGAACCTGCCGCTTCTTTATCAGCATAACCCGCAAATTTTTCAAAAAGCGAACATCGAGCCATTCGGAGAAGAATGTTTTTGAAAAAGGATTGTTCCACGAATAGAAAAGCATCGGGTTCCGAAATTTGAATGTACAAAATGGCGTACCGATAACACAGTCGGTGCGCTATCTCCTTTGTCTTTATCGCCCGTTTTCGTCCTTTTATAGTCAGCCTCCCAAATACCCCCCCCCACCACCCGTTTCCTCTTATAACTGCATTCTTTCCCTTTTATAGCGGCACGAGCCGCCTGTTTCTCCCGTCCGGCTTTCCCGTCCCTCACCGCACGGGTTTTATCCGATGCGAAAGTCGAACATCGCGCTTGATTCGCCGGCTTGAAGTGCACTTCTTGCAAATTCTTCCTTCCCAAGCGAAGCGTAATTGGCAAGAAGAGCCGTCGTATGAAGCTGTACCGATGACCGTGTACTGCATCAGTAAAACCCCGAAGCGGTTCCGAAGGAAAGGGATCGAAAAAAGGGAAATAAATAATCAATAACTTACAAGACAATGGGAAAATACGATTTTATCAAGACCGGGAATCTGCTTTACTGGCATGACCCGGACAACGGTTTGTCCGACGGGGCTTACCGAGTGATTTCTGCACCGGAAAACATGGAAGACGACAGCATTATTCTGATTTCATCCGGTACTTCGGAAGCGGAGGTTTTGCCTTCGGAATTATTGCCGATAAGCACGGGCAGAAGTCACAAAGAGGATTTTTTGCGCTGGAAAGCGGAACGTGAAGCCGAAGGCATGGAGTTTTACAATCGCCTTTCCGAAGTCATGGAAACGGAGGACGATTTGGCCGTAGGCGACATGGTAGCATTTACAAACGATTATGGAGTAGTATTCGGCCCCAAAGAGGTGTTGGCTTTCAGGAAGCCTTGGAACGGTGGCAGATGCGTGTATCTTGACAGCGACGCCTATTGGTTTCCCGACCGTCCCGACCAGTTGACCCTCCTAAGCAAGAAAGGGGCGGAATGACAATGACAAACCCACCTGCCACAAAAGCGGGTGGGTTCATTTTCCCTGCATGAAATCTCATGTTCTATTTTAATCGGCCCGTCCGGTTGTCGCTCACGCATTCCACTCGTGCGGTGATTTCCTTTTCTATCGTCTTTATCCATTCCTCTCCGACACCGGCCTCCCGGCCGTATTCCGGGTAACGCGAGACGATACCTATGGCCTTTTCTATGAACGGCTCTGCGGCCTTTATACCGTACCGGCGGGCTACTTCCATCAAATCCTCTGCTGCAATGCCCTCCGTTTTGTTGTTGACCGTCATGCTGTGGCGGTTTACATAATACGGCGCGTCCGGATCGACCGAGAACGTGTAGTCGTAGGCTGGAGCAACGTGCCAACCCCCGTCATTGCCCATCAGGAAGCTGAAATTCTTGTTATGGTCATCGACGTTCCCGCCCAGCACGTTCAGCACCATCGAGCGGAACAGTTGCCGGAGTTCCCCCGGCGGCACGCCGATACGGCAAGCTACCTCGAACAGTGCTTCGTAAGAATCCGCCGAGGGGTTCATGGCAGCCAATGTCTGGATATGCACCTTCTTGCCGTTCCGGCGGTCGAAACGCTCGGTCAGGAAGTGCGCTGTCTGCTCGCCTTCCAGCAGGCGGCTTGGCATCATCTGAAGCCCGGCATCCACGGCCATCAGGTAATAGCTGTATTCTATCCGTGTCGTCGGCATCTTCTGGTGTTCGTCGAACTTGACGATCATCGGCGTGTAGCCCGGATAAGGGGTCGCCACCTGTCCGGAGTAACATTGTCCCTCCTCGAAATTGACGTTGACCACCGCCTTGGGTCGTCGCCCTCCTGCGGACGTGCCCACCTTGAACAGGCTTTCGACCATCAGGTTGCCCGATACCGGGACGTTGAACCGTCCGGCTTCTTCGAAAGCCTGCCGGGCCAGTTGGTAGAGGTCGGCGATTTTGACCTTGAACGGTGTCTCCAGTTCCTCGGCAGTGGGCGGGACGAATTCCAATGCCCCCATGCCACGCCGTCCGATATAGGCAAGACGGTCGAGGGCGGACAAGTCCCTCATACGGATATGATGCACTTTGGCCCATTCGTTGAATACGGTGTTTCCCCAATGGTCGGGCAGTGAATCGGCTATGAACGACGGCAGGCCGCCGAAAAGCCGCTCTTCATCGGGATAGACCGGCAGGCCGCGCTGTGCGGCAACCCCTTTTACCGGCGCACGGAGCGGGGCGATGTCATAGCCGTCGCGGACATAATCGCTGTCGAAGTAGAAACAGGCTTTGCTGCGGTGTCCTTCCCGATTGGCGACAAGCGTGCCGACCTTTTTATCCCATAGGATTACATCGAGACTTTCTATCATTTCTTACCCCTCCTTACTCGTTTAGGTATCAGTTTCTCGATTTCCCGAAGCGCCATCGGCGGCATGGGAAGTTCCGGCAGAATCTCTGCGAGCCGCTCTTCCTGACCGAGCGCACGCAGCAGGGAGATGAAATTGGCCAAGGTCAGGTTACGGCTGACCCCTTGTTCAAAATGGCTGATTGTCGTCTGGCTCACGCCCGACTGTTCGGCCAGTTCCTTTTGGCTCATGCGGGCTGCCAGACGGTACTCCTTGACCCGCGACGCCAGAAGTGTCAGCATATCACTGTTTGTGGTATAGTTCGTTGCTTCCATAATATCAATATATCACTATTTATATACAAATATACGAACAATTATCCATATATAGATATATAATTTCTCTTTTTTAGCTTCCAGTCGTCCTTTTCTATTGCTTTCAGGTTTCCGTATTCTCTTCCGTCTGGCTTTCCTGTCCGTCACCGCATCGGTTTTTATCGGTGCAAATATGGGCTGTCGCGCCTGATTCCGTCGTTTTGAATTGCATTTCTTGCAAATTCTTCCTTCTGCGAAGCGTAATTGGCAAGAAAAAACGTCGGAAAGGGCTTTTTCGCCAGCCCCGGAAAGCACCATAAAACCCGAAGCGGCTCCGGTAACAAGGAAGCCGAGCAGAGGGAAAGAAAAACAAACGTTAAAAATTCAACAAATGAAGACATTAGAAGAATTATTGCAAGAACTGGGGTGTGAAGGTAACGCATTCGACAGCACCGGAGAATTTACAAAAGCGGGAGAAAAGGCGTATGACCGCTTGGAGCATTTGCTGTATGACATAGAAAGTCTTACAGGAAAAGAGGTGACACCCATAATTAGGGAACTTGACAGAATATGCAACGAGAACTATTAAAATTCAAGAATATGGACATTAAAGAAAGCAAAGAGTACCGCCTCGCCAAAGATTGGGAAATGGCGGTAAACAGTTTCAGTTTCAACCCCGAATGGTTCGCAGCGGCAATCCCCGACATGCACCCCACGCTTCAGCAAAGCCTCTACCGCCTGATTAAGGCGTGTATCAAGGTCATGGCGGACGACAACCGGCGTTATGACGAACGGAACCAAGCCTCGCACGAGGAAGCGAAGCGCATCATGGAATACCTCAATGAACACGGACGTAATATACCATTAAGATAAGGAGGATAATATGAGAACAAATGAAATTCAATTTGGCGGCAAGAGCTATGTATGCCGTATTGTGGAAGCCAACGATGGCGAAGAATTGCTGATTGCCCCGACCACCCTGCTGGATGCCCTGCAGCCCTGCAGTTTCGATGACGAAAACGAAGGTTTCGCCAGCAAAGAAGCTGAAAGTATCTACGACGAGGTTTTCTACTTCACCGACGAGAAAAGCATTCAGCTTCCCGAAAACGAACTGATTGCCGAACTCAAAGAGAGTAACCCCGACTGGTTCGAGTAAAAATCTTGGAACGATAATTTATAAACTTAGAGTTATGGAAAAAGAATATGTAATGCAGGTTGCACAGATCATTAAGGAACAGTTAGTAACATTAACCCCCATGACCGTCCTCATGTCGTGGAGTATCGAAGAATTTGCCGCCACCCTGTACAGGGAGTTGCCGGCACTCCGCATCAAGGTAAATGGACGACTGCACGCGGGATATGTCATCGTCGTGCTCAATGGCTCGGATTATTACGAGGTTTATCTTGTGAAGGGAATGGACGTGGAATGTGTGAACAGCGAGGTTTGTTTCGACGAACTGGGCGGTGTCATCGACCGGGCTATCGAAAGCGGTACGGACAAAGCCGAGTACGATAAATTCTGCGAACAGGAGCGACAGAATTTATATGTAACTGTTGTCACTGTCTGATTCCTCTTTTTGGGGGATGAAAGCCGTGCCTTGTCGGAAAACGAACAGGGTACGGCTTTTCTGTGCATGATACGATGGAAATGGATAAAAATCTGCCGTTCGTAAATGATTTCGGTCGTTCGTAAAACGGATTGTCTGTGGCTGCCTGTTCCCCTTATATTTGCGGTGCAGGTTCACAAAATAATAACGGGCGGAATCCGAAAAGCCCTTCAAAGAGTAGGAAATTAATCATATTTACATTATGACACATGAAATTAATATCAATGGAACGACAGATAAAAAGGCTGTGAGAATAGCATATGGCTATATTCAAAGAGACTATGGCTGTACTAATCTTAGTTTATCACCGAATCAATCAGGAGGATTAACGATGTCCGTCGATTCTAATTCGGCAAGAGAAGATATTGTAAATGCACTAAATGAACATTTGCCCAGCGGAGCTTATGCCGGTTGACAACAGTCCCTTATTTTCGTGATCTTCTATTTTATGTGACACAAAATTTGTCGTTCGTAAGCGATTTCGGTCGTTCGTAAAACAAACTTCACACTGGGATAGAGGTACTGTACTTTTATGATGTGAACCTGCAAACAGTTTTATATGAATTAAGTACATATCGATTTTTATTGATGTGTACTTAATTTGTATTTAAGAGAAATAGCTGTAAATACCCTGTATCTCCCACATTTTTTATACCTTTGCACTCTATTTTATACCGAAATTACATTTATGGAAATGATGATTGAGGATTTGAAACAACTACGCGAAAGCGAAGACCATATAGAATTTAAGGAAGCAAAGCGGAATTACCCGTTTGCAGGTGGAAAGCATGTTGATCCGAAAGAAAGGCGGCGGTGTGTGTTGGGGTATATTGTCGCTTTGGCGAATGAAAAAGGCGGGCGGCTGGTATTGGGTATGGCGGATAAAATGCCTCATACGGTTGTCGGCTCGGATTTTGCCCAAGACAAAGTGGGAGAACTCACGGATGAAATTTACGAAAGGTTGGGAATAAGGATAGAAGCGACCGAGCTTTACGAGGACGGTAAGCGTGTGCTTGTCCTCTCCGTACCCTCCCGGCCGATAGGCAGACTATTGAGGTTTGAGGGCGTACCTCTCATGCGTACCGGAGAAAGCCTGCGTGAAATGTCCGATGCCGAAATATTCAGGATATTGTCGGAACAGGAACCGGATTTCTCGGCCAAGATATGCGAGGGGCTTACCATAGGGGATCTGGATAAGGAAGCCATTGCGGAAATGAAGAGCCAGTATGCCCGTAAACAGGAAAATCCACTTTTCCGGACTTACCCCGACGAACAGGTGTTGTCGGATTTGGATTTGTTGAAAGACGGAAAGTTGAACTATGCGGCGCTTATCCTGCTCGGAAAGCCCGAAGCCATACGGAAATACCTGCCGCAGAACAACATTGTCGTGGAGTTCAGGATGTATCACTCGATGATACAATACACCGCACGCAAGGAATTTCAGCTGCCACTGTTTATAGCCATTGACAAGGTTTGGGATTACATTAACCAACCGGCAAGCAATCCGCTTCTGCATTACAATGACGGCCCATATATATTTGACATACCTTCATTCAACAAGGAGGCTATCAGGGAAGCAATCTTGAATGCCTGCTGCCACCGTTCGATGTTGATTCAGAGCGATGTGGTCATCAAGCAATATCCCGACAGCATAACCATTACCAATGCCGGTGGTTTCCCTTCAGGTGTGGATATAAATAACATCTTGACGGTAAACAGCGTTCCGCGTAGTAAACTGATGAGTGAGATATTGCAGAAGACAGGATTGGTGGAGCGTTCCGGCCAAGGGGTTGACAAGATGTTCTACAACTGTATCATGGAGGGAAAGGCACTGCCGGATTATTCGGGAACAGACCCCTATCAGGTAAGTCTCACGTTCAAGGCTCCCGTACTGGATAAGGATTTTGTCGTTTTCATCAGGAACGAGCAGAGCAAAAGGACACCTGCTGAACAACTGAATGTCTTTGAATTGCTGACTTTGTATAAAATCGCAATGAGGGATTACGAGGGACTTGAAGGGAATATCTTGAGAAAATTATCTGAAGAAGGTCTTGTAATAGACGAAAATGGAGCTTACCGCTTGTCGGAAGAGTACCGGAATGAAGCGGCTGAAAAACTGAAAGGATTGAATATGAACCATCTTAAGTCGGTATCGGATTGTTTCCGTAAAAATGGTTTTATCAACCGGGCTGCCCTCAAGGAAATATTCGCAGATATATTGTCCGAAAAACAGGTTCGGGCATTTATCTCCAAAATGGAAGATGCTGGTATTATACAAAAAGAGGGGGCTGGTAAATATACCCGTTATATAAAAACACCTGATTTCCCTTCTTTCGTGTAGGGCCGCAAGAAACCGATTTTGGGCCGCAAGATTATAACACATTGTTTATCAATGATTTTTTTAGGGACCGCAAGAAGCTGGTTTTGGACCACAGGATTTTCTACAATAGATAGGGAGCAAGAAACGCCTGCAATGGACACGAAATCATTGCAGGCGTTTTTTTTACTTTCCCTCATATCGGAATCCTATTTAGCCCCTCGTTTGTTCAGAACGTCCTTTATCATTTCTTTTACCTCCATTCCCACATTCACGAAATTCCGGTAAAGAATGCGTTCCCGTTCCTCCCTCGACTTGAACGTGTAGAACTTTGGTAACGGTACATACGCCGCTTCCTCCTTCTTGATTTCCTTCATGTCGAAATCCGTCTTGCAGAAGAACTTCGAGGTTTTGAACTCTTCCGCTTCCTGCACGTTCATCGAGCCGCCCATACCGGTTTTCGTCTTGATGAAATCTCGTGCTGTCTGTCCGCATATCCAGCCTGTCGGCATATCCGAGATTTTCGAAGCGGGCACGAGACTGTCCATATTCTCGTTCAGGTTGAAAGAGGTTTTGTCCCGGTCTATCGTAACGCCTTTCTTGATTTGCACCACCTTGCCGAAAATGTCGCCGGACAACCATTCCAGTGTCTCCTTGGCACGGGCTGAACCGCTCACCACATTGCCCACCGTCGTGATGATTTTTTGCATACCTACCTTTCCGTAATCCGCTTCAAGCTGCGGCAGCTCTTGGAAGCCGAGCGTCACGCTTACCTTGTTGCTTCGTGCCGTACCGATCAGGCGGTCTATCTTGTGGAAATACAGTGTCGGCAGCTCATCGACGATGATGCTCACGGGAATGTTCTTGCCCTGCCCAGTATTTACGCGGGTAACGAGACGGTTCAATATCAAGGCGTTCAAAGCGCCGATAATGCTTTCCATTTCCGGGTCATTCGCTATCAACAGGTAGCTCGGATGTTTCGGGTCGCTCACTTTCAGGTCGAAGTCGTCCCCGTCACGATGGAATATCCAGTAGCTCTCTTTGGTCGCCAAGCGCGAGGTATAGACACGTAACGTGCCTATCATACCCTCCAGCTGCTCCATTGCCTTGTTCTTGAAAGCCGTCTGGAACGGGCCGAGTAATGGTGCTACCTCGTTATCCGTTTCCAGTACCTCGAAGATGGTCTGGTAGCTCTCGTTTAGGAACGAAAGGATGTGCGGCATGTCCGAATACTTGCCTAACCAGTAGGCCGGATTCACGATCTCTCCGCCCTCTTTGTCCCGCACCACGCCTGTCGGTTTCCAGAACTTCGTTTCGGGGTCTTGCCGTTTCTCGGCGTACAACTTGTTCCCTTTGGCATCGTAAGGTTCGCGTTCATAGTTCACGAAAAAATAGATACAGGCAGCGAGGAAGTTCACAGCCGATGTCTGGAAGAATTGGTCGCTGCCGCCGCCTCCCTCTTTCTTGCCCTTTTGCAGGCTCTCCAACAGCGTCTCTGCCGTTTCGCTCGCCGCGGCGAGGTTGTTGATGTACTTCGCTTGGATAGGGTTTACTCGGCGACTGTATTCCACGTCCACGAAGTTAATCATGTTGAACTTGCACCCTTTAGGCACTTTGCCGAGCTTCTGATTCTTCTTGTAGTGGTAATAAAGTTTCGTGGCCAGCGTCGGGAACTTGTAGTCATAGACCACCATTGCGAATCCCTTGGCCGAATGTTGTCGGATAAACGGCTCGATAATGCTGAATGTCTTACCCGATCCCGGTGTTCCGACGACCCATGTTCCACGGAAACAGTTGGTTATATTGGTCCAGCCTTTGCGGAATTTGCCTTTGTAATAGTACCGCATGGGAATGTTCACGCTGTACGGGGTCTCTATCAGTTCCTCGCACTGCTCGAAGCTCTCGTTCTCGAAATTGAAACGGTCTTTCATCAGACCGTCCTTGGTGAACTTTGGTATGTTGTCCAGTGCAATGTGTACCAGTATCACACCCGCAAGGGAAGTCGCCATATAGAAAATGATGTTCAGCGGCAGGGTGTATAGTCGTATTTCCATCGGGTGGTTGAACAGCCATACCGACAGGGCGAGCAGCGACAGACCGCCTACAAGCGGGTACACGACCTGAGTGCGTGCATTGCACTCTAAATGCTTGTTATTCCGTGTTCCGAGACAGGTGATGCAGATAAGCAGTATCGTGGCTAACTTGCTGTACACGAGATTCCCGTCGTTGTATATCATCCATTGCTTAATACGTCCGTGAATATTGCAAAGGATGCCGTCCCAGTGGTCCAAGGTCGCCGGGTCGATGGCATATTCGAAGAACTCCATGAGGACGGAAACATACACCACCGCACGGAATATCTGGTAAAATCCCTGTAATTCCTTGCTCTCTTCCATTGCTATGTCAATTCTTTTTAATGCCCCAGAGGACATGGATATGAGGCCATTGTATACGGTTATCAGCAGTAAGCTGGCAGACATGGGAAACTGCATATAGAGGTTTAAGCCTTAAAGCGTCATATATTGCAGAAGCCCGTACTTCCGCTGTAAACTTCTCAAGGAAAATCCGGACAGCATCGTCAGAGCCACAAGTCATGAAATCAATGAAACCTTCAATCAATTCTTTATTGACATAGTAGAGCTGCCCTTGGAAAATATCATGGTAATGGCTGATACGACCGTTCCATTCCGTCCGGATTTCTTCCCTGCGGTTCTTTGCGGAAGGAAACCTCTCGTAGCAGTCTATTCCATCATCGAGGAATATGTAATTACCGGAAACGTCCTCTTGCTTAGGACATTTGCATCTCAACAGATACCCGAAAAATCCTTTGTCCGGATGTACTATATCCACATATTGTGGTGCATTGAAATCTTTAATTCCGTTCATAATCATAAATTCAGTTGTTGATGGTTATAATGGGACGCACTTTATGCGCCTGCGTCTTGGGCGTTTCCTGCATGGCTCCGCTGGCTGTCGAGTAGAGCCATGCTTTGACCGTCTGCTGTCCTTCCACCTCCGTCGATGTCCAGTACCAGCACTCGTTGGCCTCAGTCGGAAGCGGGTCTCCGCCGCATTTCTCGATGACCGGATTGATGATGCCACGTGCCGCGTACAGCAGACGCATCTGCGCCACTGAGGGCACATAGGCGCTCTGCCCGTATTTCCACAGGGCAAAAACGGATTCGGCCATCGGAGAAGTCGTTTCGTCCGTCCCGTGCAGTGCATTCGTGTTCGCATTCCCGTCGTATGCCGTGATGTCTGCCGACGTACCCTGCTCGACGCCGAGGCTGTCGGCGAAAGCCTTCGGTGCCATGTCCCACAGATAAACGGCATACCCGTTGCCTTCCGTTTCTCCGTCGGAATAGGTATGGAAGACGACGGCAATCGCCTGTTTCCCGGAATTTTCGTACTCGCTGTACGGCACGGCCTTGCCGTCCACACAGAGGACGTGCCCGGGACGTACTGCCGTGTCGGGTACTTCGATATGTGCGTCACAGGCGGCCAACACCCCGGACATAAAGACAGCCTGCAAAATCGGGCAAGCCTTTCTGATAATGTTCTGTTTCATATTTCCCTTATTTTATAGGTAGTTTAATACCAAGGGCGACCCCTGTACGCAGCACATCGGCCCCCTTTATCATCACGTCTCCCTTGACTTGCCAGTATAGCGTCCAGCCCGCCCGCAACACATAGTTGTGCTCGTAGCCGAAATGCAGCCCGACAAGGAACTTCCTCGTATCGCTTCCGCCCGAAGCCCCGATACGGAGGCTTCCGTAATGGTTGCGTCCCTTCGTGACGCAGGGTTTGTAAGCCACGCCGAAGCCGTAGGTACGGTAATTCTGCCAGAAAGATTTCGGGCATACATGCTTGCAGGATTCGCACTCTGCCCATTGCAGGTAGCCGTTGGCAAAGAACTCCCACGCATGGCGGTAGTTCATCTCGTGTTCGTAGGCCAGCGTCACGTCCAGCCCGTTCTTGTACAGCAGCCCCGCACTGAGCGAAAGGCGGCCGCTGCCCCGTTGTGCATTCGCACCGACGGCGAGGCACATGCAGGCAATCGTCAGGATAATCGTCTTTCTCATTGTCATTCCTCCTCCAGCAATGCCGTGCTGAACGAATCGGCCGACAGCACGTCCTCATAGTCGATATTCAGGCTGATGGCACGCCCGCTGATTTGTTTCTCCGTCATCTCGATGGTCAGTACCTTGTCGTTCGGGAACGTCATTTTCTTAACCACGACCACATTCCGGTAGCCGTGCCGGAACGTCTTGCCTGCCTCCAGCACCAGTTCCGGGACCAGTTCGATGACTTGCGCATTAGTCGCTTTGGTCAGTTTCTTGTCCGCCAGCTTCACCCGTATCTCGTCAATGTCGAAACGTATGTTCGTCCGGTTCTCTATCGAGAAGTCGATGAAGAAATACTCTCCCACGGCGTAGATGTTGTTCAACCGCATGGTCATGCGGTGTGCCTTGGTGGCGACGTTGCGGATCTTCGCGGGCGAGTTCCAGATACGCCGGGCGAAGCGTGTCATCTCCACGGTGGACATCGAGACCGCCGGGTTGTGGTAGGCGTTTCGTTCCTGCAACTGGATTTCCTTGTCTGTTACCGCCTCCCGCACCCGTGTGGTGTAGAGCAGTGCATACTGTGTGCGGTAGCGTTCCGTTACGATGGTCACTATGGCCAGCACCTCGCCGTCCTCGTGTCCGCCCTCTTTCGGTTTCAGGCGGACGATGTTATCTATCGGTTGGTCGCCGACAACCTTATCGGTGGAGATGTCCACGAAGCGTACCGGTTCCGAGGCCGTGATGACCGTTGTTACCTGTTCATTTACCGTAAGTTGTTCCATCTCCTCGTAGGTTCGTTGTGCCTGTACATTCGGCATTCCCAGTAGCCCTGCCGCCAGAAGAAATGCCGTTACGATTCCTTTTTTGTCCATGTCATTGATTTATTGATTTGTTTTTCTTCCCTTATCTCTTTTTCCTCTTGTGCCTTGTTCCTGCATTCCAGTTCCTCCTGAATCCGCCGCTCGGTAATCTCGCAGTACGCCTGTTCGATTTCAAATCCGATGTAGTGCCGTCCCGTGCGGATAGCGGCCACGGCGGTTGTGCCTGACCCGATACAGTTGTCCAGTACAACATCGCCTTCGTCGGTGTAGGTCCGTATCAGGTACTCCATCAACGCCACGGGCTTTTGTGTCGGGTGGTAGAACGCACCTTTCTTGTGTTCCTTCGGCATGAAGATGACCGAGGTCGGATATTTGTCATCGGCTATGCGTACCGGTGAGAGTTTCATCGTTCCGTAACAACGGTTGGTAAATCCCTCCGTTTTACGCCTCCCGTGATTTCTCCGTTCCGAAGGACACGGTGTCATCTGCGGATGATAGACCGGCTGTTTTTTATAGAATACCAGAATATCCTCGTGCTGCCGGAGCGGCATACGTTTGGCATTGAGATGTCCCGTCACCCGATCTTTCTGCCACACGAGGTTGTACCGCCATAGCCGGGGTTGCGACAGCATGAGCCATGCGGAGAAAAGCCCCTGCCCGAACAGGATAATGGGGCTGTCCGGCTTGGTAATCCGCCGGTATTGCTCCCACAAGGCTGTTAACGGTATCTGGCGGTCCCAGTTCGCCGACGGATTGCTGCGATTTAACACCCCGTAAGGTAGGTCGGCGATTATGGCGTCCACGCTACCATCCGCTATCTGTTTCATGCCCTCCATGCAGTCCATAAGGTAAATGCGATCCGTCTCTATCATATTGCGTCTGTTTTCGGTTCTACAATTTGCCGGGCGCTCATCCAGGTACAGCGTTCCGTCCGGGTTTTCCGGATTTCACACTCCCAGAGGGTATTCTTCTCCACATGTTTGAAATTGACCGCACCGTCTCTCGGCCCGTAAAAACCGGTATGCTTTTGGAAGGCGAATAAGGCAATCCTCCGCCCGTCTTCTGCCTGAAAGTTGCATATCAGGGCGAATCGTACCCCTTTGTGCCACCATTCGGTACTTACGAGCTTCCCGACGAATGTTTCGGGCTTATCGGGAGCGATGTAGTCCTCGTAATAGAAGCCGTCCGTTCCCTTATGAAGTTTTGATATATCTGATTCCATTGTCACTGCCCTTTTAGTTCCTGTTTTCCCGTCCGTTCACCAGATACACAAACGTCCCGTATTTCAGCTTCACCTTGTTTTTCTTGATAGCCTTGCTGATGGCATTACTCGTTTTCTGGTAGGCATTGTTCACCGCCTGCATACCCCATTGGGCGAGGCTGTTACCGTATCCGCTGGTATTCATGTTCATGCTGCCCGACATGGCACTGCTCGCCACGTCCTTGCTTGTCTCGCGGAACTGGCTGATGGGTACGTAAAGTCCTTCCAGCCCGTCCGTATCGTAGATTGACAAGCTGACCTTGACCAGTTCATCCTCCACCAATATGCTGTTGATGCTTCCTTTTACACGTCCGGAAGAGAAACCGCTCACTGTGGCATACAGGTAAGTACCACGCCTGACCACGCTCTCGTTGATTTCGATGTCGTCCAGCAGGCGCAGCCGCACACGCGAGCCGTCCACGGCCTTGATGTTCTCGTCGATGATCGCCTTGATGAGTTTCGGTTCCCGAGCGTCTTTCGCCAGTGTGTTGAAGTAGTCCGAAGTCGTCTTTACCTTCTTCACCACCTCGCTTGCCTTGTCCGTCTCCGCAGGAGCTTTGACCGAACGGCTTTCCTCGTCGATGGTTCCCTTGGCCTGCGTCATCGTGTCTGGCGGAGCCGCCGTTGCGGTGCTGTCCGTTTCGGACGGCATGACCTCCCGTTGTCCTCTCAACCTCGTTTCGGCGAGTGCTTTTTCCAGTTCTGCGAGAGCTTCCTGCTCCCGCCTCTTGGCATCGGCCGCTTCCGCTGCCAGATCTTTCTCCTTTTCCTGCCGGTCAAGCAGGGCGATGTCCTCTTCGGTGTACTGCGATTCATATTCCTCTTGGTTATTGTCCGGTTCGTCCCGCTCGATGTTGTCCACAGCGGAATAATCTTGTATCTTGCCCCATGATTTGGCCATGTTCTCATACTTGCTGCCGATACCGTCGCCGCCCTTGATTTGGGCGTCTGGCAATTCGGGATTCAGGAACTCGGTCGTCTGGAGTGTCTTGTCCTGTACCTCGGCCTTCTCGGTATGGAACAGGTCGAAAATGAAGTACGACGTGCCGAGAAGGGGGATATAGAGGATAGCCGGAAGCATATACTTCGGCTGCCTGAAATTGATTCTCTTGAAGATATTGTTCATTGTTTCCCTTTAATTGAGTTGCACATACTTGCTTATAGTTCTCTCAAACGGCATATTCATAAGCCTGCCGTTCTATTCCGGCCTTTCCGTACCGCTTTCCTTCGTATCGAATCTTCGTACATGCGGTACGGAAAGCATCTTATGCCGTTCCCGGAGCACGGAATCCTGCATTTCCGTGGCCGTTCGGCGGACTGGATGATGGCGGTACACCACCGTCAGGCGGTAAATATTCCATGTCAGCCCGCAGATGGCGAAGCCGAATACGATGACGAGAAACAGCGTCCGGTGGGCGTTGGCGAAACCCTGTACTTTGGCCACTGCCTTGTCGATACGTGTCGCTTTGGCGAAGCGTCGCCCGGCATCCACGTCGCGTTCGTAGCGCTCCTTGTATTTCGGGTCGTTCTTGTCCGGCATCTTCTCGCCGAACAGCATACGTCTGAATCCTTTGATATTCATAGGACTGGTAGAGTTAATAGTTGCTTTTTGTCTTTTGCTCGATGTCCTTGTTCAGCAGTGTGCGCCAGTTCACAATGAGCAGCCCGTGCGGGTTGTTCTCCGTCCGGGGTACACGCTTGAGCTGTCCCGCCGTAACCAGTTCGCGCATCAGGATATTGCTGCGCCGTTCGATACGCTGCCGCCCGTAGTAAGTGAACTCCATCTTCTCCTTGTTGAAGGTGATACTGTCGCAGAAAATCGAAAAGACGGCACTCGTTCCCAAGATGTTGGAATAGAAACCTTTCTCCTTGAGCGTATTGTACTGTGCCAAGCCCGTTTCGTCCACTAAGTACATCGCTTTCTCCATCGTGTAGCGGATGTACTTGTCGTCGGGAGCAAGGGTAAAGAAGTAGTGGTGGAACATTTCGACATGGCTCTTGGCTTCCACGTCGAGCGTTTCCTCCATTGTCGTGCGGCGTACCAGTATGGGCACGTTGCCGTCCAGCACATATACTTTCTTTTGAGCGTCCGTAACCATCGTGCGGGCCGTCCAGATACTCGACACGCTGATGATGACGCAGCCCACAAGAAAGGCGGTACAAATAATTCCGACCAGTTTGATTTTGTTCTCTAAATTCTTGATGACCATTTTGTTTGAATATTTATCGTTACTTTGTTATCTCATTACCGTACCCATTGCGCCTGTTGCCGTCATTTTGGCCTGCTGTGCCACGCCCTCGCCGAAGTTTCGGGTTGAGAACGCCGTGTCACCCTCCGGTATCATCCATGCCGCAAGGTCGGGGACGAGGTTCAGGCATTTTAGGGCCACGATGCTTGCCGCCATCAGATAGCCCGCCGAGAAGAAGGAGTTTTGCAGGTAAGCCGCCATCGTCTGCTCGCTTGCCGTTATCGCCGTTAGGTTCTCTACCTGTATGCAAAGTACGATGTCGAACAGCAGCAGCACGTAGAAGCCCACGAAGTAGAGCATCGCCCCATAGAAATGTACCGTCAGATACCTCGTGAGCCACTTCGCCCACGCACCTTCCCATTTGGGCAGGAGCGAGAACGCCCACTGGATAGGTCCGAAAATGGTGAGCATTCCCAAAAGAATTTGCTGGCAGTAAATCGTGGCCCACCAACCTATTCTGAATACCACAAGGGCTATCAGCATGATGATTTTGTCTATTCCCACGATGACCCCCGAAGTCAGCGACGTGAACCACAGCTTCGCTGCATCCTTCTCCATGTTAGTAACCTCGTCCACGCCAGTTTGTTCCATCGTCGCCTCAATGAGGTTTGGGTCCGACGTACCCGTATGGGCGACATCGGCCTGCGCCTGAAGGGCGGTGTACATCGTGTCGCGCACGTAAATCAATTCCTGCACTTCCTCGAACTTATCCGAGATTTGCGAGGCTTCGGCCTCATAGAGGTCGTGTGTGTACGAACCGATACAGTTCGGAATATAGGAGAGGAAGTCCAGAAAGCACCAGTTGCTCCCGCTGCCAGCCATGCCCGTATCTGCCGGAGGATACCACCAGCAGAGAATGAGCGACACGGCCAACGGCTTGAAAAGTTTCATCACGTCCAGCGGCTCGTGCTTGACCATCATCTTGTACGCCATACCTGCCGCCATGATGATGGCGAAGAGTGCGGCCAGCGCCATGCACATCTGCAATATCCACCAGAACGGTCCTTGTGACCCCGTAAAGGTCGCATCGGTCAGGAACTCGTTGGTCTGAAAAATCACGTCGTCGATCTCCTCTTCCAAGAGGTCGATACCGAAATCTGAAAGTATGTTTCCGTCTGCCATAGGTTATATGCTTTTAGTTCCCTCTGTTTACCGTCTCGTCTCCGTCTCCTGTATCCGTGCCACCGTCCGATTGTGACCCTCGCACTGTGAAACGCGATTCGTTCCACCGGCCCATTGCCTCTCGGACGATACCGCCTTTGTTCAGCCTCCGGTCGACAGTTGCGTTCAATAGCCCGTCCGTAACCGTAGCGTTCTGTCTTCGGGCAAGGAAACCGACCAGAATCTCGTTCTGTCGTACCACGTCCTCATAAATCCGCAGGTATTCCTTCTTCCGTTGCGCATTGGGCATATAGGCATCCTTGGTGGCGTTGATGGCGCACTGGTACACGTGGTAGTATTCCGTCCACCGTTCCTTGTCGTCCGTCGTGCCTCCGGCAAGGAGGATTCGGTCGATGTTACGCTGAAGCCGTTCCATTTGAGCGTTTATCTTATCGCCTTCGGCCAGCCACGCGAGGTCGATCTGCCGGTCGGCCACGTTCAGCGCCTCGATTTCGGCACGCTTGACCAGCGCTGAGTCGATGGCTTCCGCCTCGTCCGTCTGGTTGTACAGGTTCACACCCGCCAGCGTGCGGAACGACAGTTTGTTCTTACTCGCCGCCGACTTCTTGTATTTGTTGTGCAGCAGCGTGTAGTAGAGTTCGGGCGACAGAGCACCCGTGCCGGTTTCCATGACCGTAATCTGATTCTGTTTCGGCGAATCGTGGTTGTAAGTGACCGACTGCGCCTTGATGCCGCCAGTTGTGATTGTCACAACCGCCATGAGTAATAATGTTCGTTTCATTTTTCCCTTTCATCGTTCGTTAATAATCCAGCCGTCCCGCTTTGCGCCACCGTCCGAAAGCCCCGTCGATAATCTCCTTGACTTTGGGACGGTAAATCTTCTCTTTCCAATAGCCGATACGCACCTGTATGTACCGCCACGTCTCGATATATGCCCGGTTCAGATGTCGCTCGATGTCGTCCAGCGACGTGTTCACTGCCTCCAGCACCAGCAGTAGGTCGGAAGTAGAACAGGCCGCTGCTCCGGTGGCATACAATACAAGGTCGCTTACCGACTTGTAGAGCTGCTCCCCGTCATCGGCGATGTCCCGTATCGCTTTCTCGTTGATAGCCAGTATCACCACGTCGCCGGGGTCGATGCGTCCCCGTTTCACGATTCTCTCGTTGAAATCTTCCAGCAGTCTCTTGTAATCGCCGATACGGTCGCTGACCGCCGTATAAGTGCTTTTCACGTTCAGTACCGTCCGCAAGGACTGGTACATCACGTCGATGACGTCGAAGGCGCGGGTATAGCGGTCCAAGTCCACATTCAGTTCCTTGTACTCGCCGATCTCCTCGCGGCTGTATTCGTGCAGCAGCTTGTTGCTGTATTCCAGCGTACTGCGGGCCAGCAGCAGACTGCGCTGTTTTTTGTGGTCGTTGATGTAAGCTTCTACCGACACGATGTCGAAGGTCCATTGCGCCTTGGCGATGCCGGGCAGGAGAGCCAGCAGCACGACTGTCATCAGCAGGGCACGTTTCATGGCCGCACCTCCTTTCCGCTGTCTTTGCCGTTCCTGCCGTTTCCGTTCCGCAGGTTTCGCGCATTCTCCACCCAACGTTCGTGGCATTCCTCCACGAGCGTCAGCCTGCGTCCCTCGTCCATGTCCAGTTCGGGCAGCACGTCCTTCAGCACGTCGATGATACTCCGCTTATAGTGCATCATCTTTTCCAGCGACACGAGGTCTGCATATATTTTTGTAATCCGGGAATCCACTTCCCGTGCGATTTCGAGCCGGTCGCTCGACCACAGCAGATGGTACACCTCTCCGGTCGGAGTCTCTTCCAATGGCGGGGTACGGGCGTATTCCGTCGTGATTTTGCACGAAGGATGCTCCCGTGCAATCTCCGCAATACGGTCGTTCACCAGTTTCGTTTTCTCCGCGTCCGACAGGTTCGGGTCGAGCGTCAGCACGTCGGCCACATACGTGTCGGTATATTCCGTGGTCAGTTCCCAACTGATCTGCACGATGGCACGGTGTATCTTGATACCGAGGAAATATTTCGGTTTGCGGGCTATCGAGACCGTTGCCTTGAACGTGATGACCCCGTTGATATTCGGCATGGTCGCCTTACGGACATAGGTGTAGCCGTTCCACGCCCCGCCGTCCTGCCACGACAGGCTGTAAGCCGTCTTGCAGTCCTGCATGATGGCCGGTATGCGGTAATAGTCGTCCGTTGCCACATCGTTATCGCCCGCCGCCTCGGTTTTTGCGTCGGTATATTCCTGCTGTTTCTTCTGCCATTCGGACAGCTCGCTTTTCAGGCGGTCTATCTGTGTTTTGTTCGCATTGTACTGCTGTCGGTACACCGCCGCATCTTCCACGCTCGCCTCGGCGATTTTTTTCAGCAGGTCGGCATTCTCATTCTCCAACGCATTGATTTGCGACTGAAGGACGGCCACTTGCTTCTCCGCCTCCTGCAGCATGGCGTCCAACTCGGATAAGTCCAATTCGTTCTCCGTAACCGTGGTCTGCATGGCACACTCCTTTGAATGGGCGTTCAGGGATTTGCCGCACTTCCGGCATTTGTACTGTGTCGTGCCCTGACCGAGCGTAGCCCCGTCCGAGCAGGTTACACTGATGGTCACGCTCTCGCAGCCCTGTAACTTTGCGGCATCCGTTGCCTGATAATAGTTCCGTGCGTCGGAAGCTATATAATAGGTATAACCCTCCTCGTTGTCGTTGAACTCCGAGAGACGGGCATTGAGTTGCGCCTTGAACGTGTTTAGGTCCATCGAATAAGAATCGAACACCTCCTCGTAAATGATTTCCTCCCGGTTCCAGCTTTTCTTCACATGGATTTCGTAGGCATAGGCTTTCTTCGTCTGTTTGCCGCCCCGGCTGATGATGTAACCGTTCTGCCAGTAGTTAATATTATAGGTATAGCCGTCGTTTTGGTTGTTGAGTTGCTGTACCCGGCTTCTCGACCATCCGGCATACCGTTCCGAATTGGCGAGTGCCTGCTCCCGTTGTGATGCATTGGGATAGAAGCCGGGATCGGTCGTCTCGAAACGCGTCCACTCTCCACCGTTCAGTATGCTGTTATCGTCCGTCGGCGGGTAGTAATCGCACAGGGCGATACTCCCTTGCTCGCGTCGGCCGATATACCACCGTTGCGTGTAGTAGTTTCCCGCTGTCTCGTCCAGATAATCCGTTATCCACGAGGTCAGGTCGTAGTTGCTGAAATCGAACAGTCCCGCTACGTTATCCTCTCCACCCACCATGTCGATCAGCAGACCGCCGAGGTCATGTTCCGCCTGCTCGAAGAGCGCACCGTAATGATCGTACAGGTCGATAATCTTGCTGATCCTGCCGCCCATCAGCTCATGGAACGAACTGGTCTGCAGCAGGGCGTCACCGATATTTCCGATACCAGCCGAGGCGAGACCGACACCCATGTTGTAGAGGTTGTCGATGTCGTGTTGCAGGTTCTCCTTGGTAAAGTTACCCGGCACGCTGGCGAGATCGTCCAACATATGCTGCCAGTCGATGTCGCCCACTTCCGAGAGTTTCAGCAGAGGGGCGATGTTTCGGTTGATTTCCAGAAACACGATGTCCGAAAAGCCCAGAGTGCTGTTCGTCACTACACTCTCGAACTGCATACACAGACTTTTCGTCTCGTCGCAGATTTTCATCAGGTAGCTGCCCCAGTAGATAGCCGTTTGCGGCGAGCGCAGCATCAGTTTCGCCACCACCCATATCTTCGGCATGATTTTCTCAGAGACCATGCGGTAAATGCGGCGGTAGTAGTAATTCTCCGTACTGCTGTTCCAGATGCCGAGGTCGGAAAAGGCTTTATGTTCCAAGAACTTGGACGCAAAAATCCCTGCCGTGGCCACTTCCGCCGCATTGTAGTGCTTGAGAATGTCATCGACCTGCTCCCGGTAATAGCTTTCCGCCACGGCTTCCGTACCGAAAGCGGTAGCCATTGCCGCCACGGTACGCGCATCGTAGTTCACGCTGTAATACTGTGCGTGGACCTGCTGCACGACGACGAGCGACAGGAGTATGAGGATAAGTGACAGCCGTTTCATCATGGATTCTTTCCCAGTTAAAAACAGACGCCCGTCAGCGCGTCATGCCTCTTAGTGCACGTATCAGTCCGTCGGCCTCATATACGGCGGATTCTGCCACCAGACGGTGATGTATGAATACCTCCTTGGCGATCTCGTACCTGCGTTGTTCCCATTTCGCCTCTTCTTCCTCGTCCTGTACGGAATTTTCTATGCCGGCGTATTCGTCCAGTTCCTTACCGAGCATCCCCAACCGGAGATTGTATCTTTCCAGAACCTCCTCTATTTCCTCAATGCTTTTTCTACCCATGTCGCGTACCCTTACCAAGTCCTTTCCGGGCCATTGGCATAAATCCCGGATGGTCTTGATGTCGAACTCACGGAATATCCGCTGGATACGGGCTTCATATTTGCTCCCGAACTCAAGTGTCTTTACACTTTGGCTGATGTCTATCTTTTCCATTTTTGTAATTGATAATTTGATTGTTATTGTTTTACATGAAGATTCAATACCCGTCCGGCCTCGTTGACCTTTTGGGCGAACGGCAGGGACTTCCCGATACCGCTGGCGTTCCAGTCGCGGCAGTACGCCTCGATAGCTTCCTGATGACTGCACCGTAATTCCCGTTTATAGAGTTTAAGAGCTTCTTTCTCCGCCCGCTCCGTGGTGTAGGTCATGTAACATTCTCTTGGTTCTTCTACGCCGTACACGCCGCTGGTCGTTCCCCGGCGGATGAACACCTCGCGGAAGAAACTGCGCCCTTCCTTGTTTTCCAGCCGGTTGATGGTGAATATCTTCTTGCAGTCCACGTCGGTAAGGCCGAGAATAGCCTTGATTTCATCGAACCGCTCGCGGAACTTGCTCTGGTCGAGCAGCATCACCACGTCCGAGTTGTTGATGATGGCCTCCTTGACAATAGGGCTGCCGATAATGTCCTGTATTTCCTGCGTCACCACACCGACCGAAGCCCAGAATTTACGGGCCGTCTTGTACATAAACTTGATGTATTCGGCCATGAGCGGGCTGGCAATAGCTTTCCACGCTTCCTCGATGACCAGTACCTTACGGTTCTTCTTGATACGCATCTTTTGCAGAAACACGTCCATGATAATCAGTGTGACAAGAGGGAACAGGAGAGGATCATCTTTTATACTGTCGATTTCGAAGACGATAAACGTCTCATCGAACAGTGAACTGTCCATGTTCTCATTCAGCGTCTTTTCATGATTGCCGCCCCGGTAGAAGTCCTTCATCATGTAACGGTATGTCGAGATGTCGATGCCCGAAATGTGGTTCTCGGCACAGATGTCGGGGATGCGCTGCACGGAAAACTCATAAAACGAGTTGAACGACAGCTCTTCCACTTTTAGCTCCTTACGGCGGCGTTCCATCTCGTCGATCATGCGCTCGATACGCCCGGCCCGCTCTCCTTCGTCTTCGCCCTGCTTCTCGGCATGGTTACGGTCGTCGATGAGCAGCCCCTTACGCAAATCCTCCCGTTGCAGGGGCGTGAAGCCGTCGAACCCATTGAAATAGGTGTCGTAATACTCCGTGATAACCTGTTCTATCAGGCGATCCTCCGTCTTTGTGACCGTACCCTGCGAGCCTTTCCAGATGAGCAGTACGAGGTTTTTCAGGAAGCCCGTTTTCTCCACATTCATTTCCGCCCGGTTGATGCGGAATGGGTTCATGGTAATCGGTCTTTCCTCGGTATAGGAAATGTACTTGCCGCCCAGATACTCGCAAAGCCCCTCGTAGCTGTTACCCGTATCGACCATCACCACGTCCGTTCCCTGCTCGTACAACTGGCGCACGACAGAGTTCATGTGGAAGCTCTTGCCGCTGCCTGAAGGCCCTAAACAAAAGAAATTCGAGTTGTCTGTCAGTTTGTTTTTTCCTTCCTTTCCCGTGATGTCTATAGCCACCGGCACGCCTTGGCGGTCCGTGTAGTAAATTTTCAGAGGTGTTTCTTCGCTGTGCTGTATGTGCTCCTTATACATCAGGCACACCGCCGCGTCACCCAGCGTCAGGAAGCGGTCATAGTCCTCGTTCATGCCGTAGCAGTTACCCGGAAACGAGTTCACGAACAGTTCCAGCTGATTGTACGCCCTCTTGGAGATATGGATACCCATACGCCCGAAAGCGTTCTCCAAATGGTTCGTGCATTTTTGCAGGTCCGTACCAGTCGGTACGGCGACAATCAGGTTGAAATGGGTGTACACAAGCTGCTTGCTTTCCCGCGCGATGACCTCCTGTACCCGCTTGATGTCCTCCACGGCCATCTGGTTGCTCGGATTGGGAATACTGGCGTGCCGGTTCTTCTTTTTGTCCAGCAGGGCCAGTTCCCTTTTCTGATTGGGCAGGAAGACAATCTGGTTGTAGATGACAGCCTCCGCACTCGGAATGCTGTCGATGGCAGCCAGCAGGTCCACGGGCATATCCGTGTTATTGACCTCTATATTGGTATAAGGTCGTATCAGTGAAGGCAGTGCGGCGCAGTCCACATCGACAAGACTATATACCTTGCAGCGTTTGTCGCCCATCGAGACCGTCTCGTCGTCTGCTTTGAAGTTGGTCATCGACACGATCCGGTCCTTGAAGTTCATGGCAAAGTAGCGGTCCACGTATTCGCTTGCCTCGGCTTTGTTCAGGAACTTGGCCTGCACCCCGGCATCGTGCAACTGGTCATGCACTTTGCGGATTTTGACCAGAAAATCGCGCCACTTCTTGTTGTCGAACGAGAACAGTCGGCTCTTCTTCGCCTCCTGTGTGATGGTCAGGTAACACACGCTGTCCGTGTAGTTGCGCCCCTTGAAGTAGCGGAAGTAGGCCGACGAGAGGAACTCGTGTTTGTCGCCCGTCTCGTTCTCGAACTGTTTCCTGACGAAGATGTCCTGTTTGTGCAGGGCATATCCTTCGCCGAGCGTTTGTGCGAGGGCGGTGAAAAGGTGCGTGAACTCATAGTAGCTGTCGATGTTCGCGCAGTATTTTTGCACGGGGTTCTCTATTTTCAGGATAGCGGAATATTCGCCCGTCTTGGTATAGAGCACACCCACGCCGTTCGTCTCCTCCACGGAAAAATAGATGTCCTGAAAGATACGCTTGCGCTTGCCTCCGGTACCGAACGCATAGACCGACAGGGCCATGCCGGCACACAAGGCGATAAAAAGTAGAATGATGTACAAAGTCATCTCAAAATACGATAAAAAGGCCGGGCCGCCCGGATTTCAGGCGGCCGGCCCGCGTTCAACATTCAACAAGACCACACGTTGCCCGTGATGGTTTTTCTTTTCTTCTCACAGCTTCTTCGAGTGGGCATAGATATACACCCCGCGCCCGTCTTTCTTGGTATGCAGCCCTTTCCGCTGTTTGAGCATGATAAAGGCGATACCCGCCGAGACGACCGCAACCAGCACGACCAGTCCGACCACGAACCCTGCGAGACAGTAGGCGATTATAAAACCGACGATGGCTCCGCCGGCAACACCCGCCGCCCAGTAGATGTAGCGTCCCTGAATCCCCATGAACTCCAAAGGCCGTTGCAGACCCTTGAACAACGGGTAATCGGGATAACGTTCGTCCTTGCCTTTCATCGTGCGGGAGGTTTATGCGCCGAGACCGAAGAACATCGGAAGTGCTTGTGCGGCAGCGATTAGGAAAATGCAGGCTCCCACGACCATCATGATCTTCTTCTTTACGTCCTGCTCCTCGTTGTTCATGGCGATATATACCGAGATAGCGCCCACGATAGCCACCACGCCTGCGATGGCGTAACACAGTTTGACCATGATGGGGACATACTTGGCAATTTCCTCCGAATAGCTAAATAATGATGTAAATTTATTGATATTCAATATTTTGTAAAAGCTAAATTATAGAGATGTTCCCAAAAAGAGACAATGACAATATGGCTTTTGAATGGTCATTTTATTGTATTCAAATGCTGTTTTCATGACCTCAAAAAAGTAGTGATTTGCATTAAAATGGACGAAACACTTTTTAACGGTTGTTTTAGCCCGAAATAGAAAAAATGAATGCGTTTCATCGCTTTTTATTGTATCTGAAAAGAAAATACAATTTTGAAGATAAGAAGTATGTTTGTGTTGCGGAAAACAGGGTAAACCGTAGCGCATGGCTTACCTTTACGAAGTAAAGGGGAATCAAAAAATAATGCTGGCGAAAAAAGAAAGTTCACATGATTGTACCTTTCATCGACCAATATTTTTTTTACTTTCATGGAAAGAATTTATTTTTTCCCTAATTTCGATTGATAGGTGCGGTAGTCATGTACAATTCATGTAAGAAAGCACAATGTTTCGGAAATATGTTGAAAATCAATATTTATTATAGATAGTAAGCGAAAAATGTTCCCATTTTGGAACCAAGAGAAATTAGAAGCATCAAAAAAATGTGCAAATCAATCTTTTTATTATTTTTGCAGTTGGATTGAGAAAACTCTCTCCAAGACATATTGATCAATAGCTTTACAATCACCACCATAAGTAAAGAGCAACAACTAATATTGGGACCGTCCTAAATATGGGCGCAGGTTTCCCATATTTAGTTGTGGTTTGTGGTGAACCGTGAGGTGTATGGCGAATGTCTGCGCTTTTTTATTATCACAAATAATGACGTTATGAAGAAAATTATTAATGCGAGTGTATCAGACAAGGCAAGGATGTTTGTTTTGTTTATAGTAATGTTTTTTATGACCTCTTTGGTATTTGCCCAAAATGAACCAGAAACAGCGAAACCTCTAACTGATATGGAGGTTGTACGTAAAGTGGCATTCCTTGACATTGAAGGAAAAGCTTATGAAAATGTTACGATTTCATTCAAGTCAGTAACACCGGATTTTTTCATTTCTGACAAATATAAAGTCAAGGTTAAGGTTGTTGATAAAAAAGGAAAATCAATTTATAAGAAAACTTTTAAAAACACTTTTCTATATGTGTTTTCCAGTGGGCAAATACAAGTAGGGAAGAATAATTTTAATCAAGTACTCATCACTAAATCAAAATCTTCAGATGATAATATCGGTATGATCCGAGAAAAAGAAGGGGTTTATTAGTAGTCTTTTATGATATGCAATCTTCCCACAAATACCAACATTTTGCTCTTGATATAAACAACAGTGTTATTGATATACAGAATACTGGTGATTTAAGCAATCAGCAGTATTTCTGTCCTTACTGTCATAAAGAGATGATTCCCAAATGCGGAAATATCCGTCAGTGGCACTTTGCGCATAAGTCAGACAAATGTTCTTATGACAAATATCTACATTCTATTGCCGAGATAATGATAATGGCTTGGTTTAATAAAAATGAAACCGTTATGTTATCTATGGATAATTACGAAAAATGCGATAGATATGACAGTTGTGTGTTTTATGACAAAGTGAGTTGTAACGGAACAACAAAAACTCAATTTGACTTGAAAAAATATTACTCAAAATGTATTCAAGAGCATGGGTATGGAGGTTTTATTGCTGATTTATATTGCGAAAGCTATACTAATCCTAATTCTCCGATTTTTATTGAAATCTTTGTAACACATGAATGCAGCCAAGAGAAAAAAAGTTCGGGTATTCGGATTATTGAACTTGCCATTCAATCAGAGAAAGATATTCTGAATATTGTAAATTCTACAAAATTAATAGAAAGCGAAAAGGTTAGACTATACAATTTTAAACGCAAAGAATTTCTTGTAAATAAATTTGCGCAATCTTTCCAAAAATACATATTACATCCCACTTTAAAGAGTTATGTCGAAAGGGACATATCTTGTAGAAATTATGACCAACATCGGAAAGGTATCTATGAAATAAGTATGCCGTACAATGATTGCATACCATATTTCTTCAACAGTGGAGGGTTGTATATGGTTGGAAAAGTCAAAGCATATCTTGACGGATATTTAAAAAAAGATTGTCAAATATGTAAATGGCAAGCGGAAACAATGGAAGGGGATAGATTCTGTAAACTATACAAGAAGTGTGGTAATCCTAAATTGTGTAAAGATAATGATACTTTAAGATGTTCGATGTTCCGAGAAAATACAACCGCCATAAATAACGCTATTTCTGATTTTAACGAATATTTAAAAAATGACAATGTAGATATATGGAAGATGATATAACAGAGGATTAATCAATATTTCACTTGTCAATAAATATAATATCTTTTTACGTTATTCTTTTTGTGTGAATATTACTTGAACTTTTGATATAAGAGATAGCTGATTGCCGAATTATTTATATAAGAGACATTCTAAAGAGATAAATCCCATTCTCTTTGTTGAATGCCTCTTTTTTATTCTTCTCATTAGCTGAATGTTGTTTACTGAAAGAAATACTGGCTACTAAGTTAAAAGACAGGTAAATATTTTGAAAGTATTATCTTTTCTTACTACTTTTGTAATCGGATTGAGTAAACTCTTTCCAAGACATATTAAAATTTAGAGGCGTTATGTCTTCTTCTTGTATGTGAAAAGCGTAGGAAACTTAATCACAAAGTAAGCAAGAAAGGTCGTAATGGTCTCCACGCATATGCGTGGGGCTGTTATTTTCACATCTGCTTACAAGGTATTCCTACCACCTTCACATAGAGACGTGGATATACAGTTCCACGCTTTATGGTTTATTACATCTTTGGGGAACTGGAGGATATAAGTTTTTTTGTTTATGGGAATTTTCGGATTTTTTAAAGGAAAGACTAATGATGTCTTAACATCGGTCTTCACGGTTGCAGAAAAGGGTATGTACAATATCAATTTCTCTATTTCACAAGAGGGGAGGTTTGAGGTAGCAATGTTTGATATATGGCTTGGTACAATGCTTATGGAAGAACAACATATCAATATTGATTACATGTTAATGCAGAATAAGATAGAAGAATATTTAAAACAAACAGTACTGAAACTAGGATTACCAGTCGAAAAAAAATATGAAAGAACATATCTTTTCCGTAAAGAGGGATGGGAGCATGATGTTATGGGGTTGATACATTCTGATTATCCTCGAACCAAACAATTTTTGCCAGCTTATATGTATTTATGTATGGTTGCACACCCCCTACTAGTTTTTGACGAAGAAACGACAGAGAGGAAGCTAAGCGAAATACCAACAGATGAACTTGTTGAGTTTCTAGGACCTTTTTGTGAACACTATTCATGGTTAGTTAAAACAATTATGAAGTTGATTAAATAAGGTTATGCAAAGATGAAGATTTTAATTTGTTTATCAGCCTTGTTATGTAATCTTATATCCTTAAAATTACATACTAATGTAAAACGCTGGGTAAGCTATAATCGTCCGGCATACATGAGAAGTAATCCGTCCTTAATGTCATTTATTGTTCTATCCTTAGGAATAGGTATAATAGCAACATGTGGTTTAACTACACTTTCATGGTATTGGAATATACCAATATATTTAGCAGGTATGTTTGTTTTGGCTTTAATAAGTGACATGATAACTGAAGGAAATACAAGATTTCACATGCTTTTCATTTTAGGAAATAGACCTTGGGGTGTTTATATTTGGGGATTGATGATATTAAGTCTAATTTTAGCAATTTACGGTTACAGCTTGGAATGAGCGTTAAATATTAAACAAAATATAAAAATGATAAAGATAATAATATTGTTACTTTCAATAATACAATTTCCATGTGTCATAGAAGGTTGGATTTCATATTTTCTCAATTGTATAATAAAAATGCTATCTAGCATAATATTCCTATTTGCGATAGTATCTTTTGTATGGTGGCCATTAGATATGTTGTGTGGTATATTGTGGGCGGGATGCGAATGTGTTAAACAAAAATGTTTATCACGCAATATAGAATTTTCTGATGCGCTGATGTTATATACACGACTGTTTCCAACCGTTTAATGATTATTAGTTATCACCTAATACGTATTAGTACAACAAAATAAACTGGCGAAATACAAATATTTCTGCCAGTTTATTTTATATGTTTTAATATAGATAAAATATTAGCTATTTCAGTAGTTTTTTGTTTCCGTCACCCTCTAACACTTTCATCTGTTGAATGGCTATCTGATTGAGCTTAACCAACCGTTCACCCTGCGAAATGCCTTGGTCTATGAACACGGCATTGAGGTTTTCCATATTGGAAAGGCAGATCAATTCGTTAATGGAAGCATAGTCACGAATATTCCCTTTCAGTTCGGGATGTTGTTCACGCCACATCTTGGCTGTCATGCCGAACATGGCAACATTCAGCATATCGGCTTCATCGGCGTAGATAATACTGGCTTGTTTGGCTGTCACCTCGGCGGGAATAAGGTTCTGTTTTATGGCGTCGGTATGTATGCGGTAATTGATTTTCGACAGTTCCCGTTTTGCAGACCAACCGAGCAAGGTTTGCTCTTGCTCTTTCAAGCGTTGGAATTCTTTCAACAGATATAGTTTGAATTGGGGTGAAACCCAAGATGCGAACTCAAATGCAATATCCTTGTGGGCATAAGTTCCGCCATACCGTCCGGCTTTTGCTATAAGTCCTTTCGAATTAGTCTTTTCAGTCCATTGCTTTACAGAAAGGATAAATCGGTTCAGACCTGCTTCGTTTTTAATTCCCTCGAATTCGGGGGAATTAAAATCCGGATTATACATTTCTTCCCATATTCCGAGAAACTCGATTGTATTTTTATTGCGCAACCATTTTTCGATCAGAGCCAAGCCGTTTTCAATGTTACGCACCATATCCGTTAATGATATGTAGTCTTTATCATCGTGGTTGATGATAGTTATTTCTGTATTTTGAACTTTTATTTTTGCCATTGTACTATCTTATCTAATTTGTAATTACCGGAGCACAAAGGTATAAACTTTGTTTCAATACCGGCAGGAATACTACCGGATTATTGTAATTTTGTTACTTTTATTTTCCCTCTGTTATCGTCTGTGATTATACCAAACTGTAAAGCCGATAATGATTGCGTTACTGATTATCATGAGAGTAAGAAATATCCACGAAAGACTTTGTAATCGTTTGATTTGGAAAAACTCGCTGTTTGCCCAAAATACGACACCAAAGAACATGGCAAGGAATACGAACGTGATCGCAAAACAATAGAACAAGCTGTCAGGAACGACTATACGTTCCGTTTGCTTGCGAATAGTCCTTTCATGCTCTGCCATGCGTTGCTCCATTTTCTGATATTGGGCAGATAATTGCTCCACCGATTTTGCACCTTGATTTTCAAGTGTGTCGGTAAACATACGACAAAAGGTATCGGACACATCTTTGATATGTTCAATCGTTTCAGGCGGGATAACCACAGTGGAAGCGTTACGAATGTCATCCAGTCTTTTGTCAAGCGTGGTATCAAGTTTGTCTGTCTTTTCACAGAGCATTTCAGTGGCATTACAAACGGCAGCCAACTGCTGTGAACATACCTTGACTTCCTGTAAAAGCTCGGTTGCACTTTGAACTTCGGGAGCCTTGTTTATCTCTTCTTGAATCTTACTGATTCCCATTATGTCTTTACCCATAGATTGTTACCTCCTTATCCCTGTTTTCGGTTTCTTTCCTAAGTGGCGGCTTGCCGCATCCATACAGCGACGTGCCCATTTCATATCGTCTTCATCCTTGTCTCTCCATGGAAGTTCGCTTTGGCTACCGCCACCTCCACCGATTACCGGAGCTTGATTCAATGCTGCCAATTCTACAAAAATGGCTGCTGCCAGATTGGTCAGTTCTACGGAATTAGCCACAGTCCGGTAGTCGTATTCATCCTCAAAAAGATTCATCACCTTTTCAGGAAGATAGTATTTGTAACTTTCTCCTTCGTGGTGGATAGTGTACGGAACAGTACCGGTTTTCCATTGCGAGTAGTCGTGCGCCGGGATTTGCTGTGTTTTTGCAATCGGCTTTGTTTCCCCCTGTTTCGTCTTTGTCGAAATTTTGTTTTCGCCTGTCGGACGAAGTGCGTTCCATGTTTTGGGCAGATTTGCAACGGTCAGTTTGCGACCTTTACCCAAGTCTGACGCTTTGTAACTTACAGTTCCCATGACAAGTGCGTAACCATGAATGCCACCTTGTTTGTCAGGGCGTGTAACGACTTTGTAACCCATGTTGCGGAGCATGGAAAAATAGTTGTTCATATCCCATTCCTGCATCCTCTGCAAGATGTTCATGCAATCCTTGCCCACCTTTTCGATATTTTTCTCACGAACTTTTTTTGCGGTTTTCCAACCACGTTTTCGTGCAACCCTTTCGGCTGCGATTTGCGCACGAATATGTATCATGTGGTCGTTGTTGATGCGGTTGTTTTCATCCACTCTGGAAGCGGCACAATGCAAATGCGGGATTCCGCTTTTACTCTCGGTATGTAACCAAAGGCTGTATATCGAGCCTGCAATATTGGTTTTGGGTGAATCAACCTTTCCGGTTTTCTTGTCAAAATGTTCGTAATTGTCGTATTCCTGAAGAAAATCATCCCACAGTTTCTCCCAGTCTTTCCCGGTGAAATCTTTGACATATTCAGGGGGCGGACTTACCTCAAACCGGATCACATTGTTCTTGATACGTTGAAAGGGTGCGGTTTTCAGTTTTATCTGTTCCCATATCCCCATTGCGTCAAGACCGGGCGGCAGGAGATTGTCTTTGATATGATAGATGAGTTCGGGGTGCTTTTTGTTCTTGCTCTCACCTGTAATATAACCAAGTAAATTAATGCCATGTGATATGGATTTGGATTTTCCTATCATATTCAAGTAATGTTTAAGTTGCGTCTGCCGTTTCTGTCGGCAATGCGTTTGGAATATTCATACGGTTAAGAAACGCTGAAAGACGCAACATCTCATTGTTGATAGTCTGTCCCCATTCCAGCATGAAATCATATCGTCGGAATAATGCAAGGCGTTCTTCGTTGGTAAGAGCTTTCAATGCATTGGCATAGTTTGTCACGTCCGCACGTGTAGCTACAAACTCTTTCATGGCTGCAAGTTCATCATCTGTCAGCCTTGCCTTGGGGCGGTAGTTGTAAGCCCTTGCCAAAAGGTAAGAGCTTACGGACATTCCGCATCGTTCAGCCAGTTTCTTTATATTTTCCTTTTGTTGTGGAGACACCTTGACGGTAATGGTCACAGACCGTCTTTGTTTGGTAGGCGATGTCTTCTCTGATTGCTTATCTTCCATTTGATATAGTCTTTAAAAAAAGAGGGAAAAAGGTGTGAGCCTGCGAACGGCTTGCATCTGCGAACCTGTGAGCAGCGAGAGAGCTTAGAGGGTTGCCTGTACGAAGTTGGGTAACACCTAAGCATATCTCGCCAACGAGTACGCCTTATTGCCCTTATAATTGACCTTGGTATTGTCCAGACACCGGATAAAATAGTGCTGCTTTCCAAAGGAAAAACAGCCTATTGCTTGGCTTCATCGGGCACGTGTTCTGCCGGTCTTGAAGGTAAATTTTGGCGGGCTTGCTCGATCACCGCATTGTCGGCTGTAATCTGCATGAGGGCGATAGTAGCCGATACCAGTTTGTTCTTTTCAAGAAAGGGCGAAACGGACTGCATCAATATTTGCGCACGTGTTTGACGGTGTGCCAACAACTTAGTATATTCGTTGCCGTTTTCCTTGTAGTAACCTTGGTTGAGATACTTGTGTACAAGTAACAATTCGGCTGCGTTCACTGATTTCACATCACCGTTCTTACTTGCCACATCCACCATGACACGAATTGCATCCGCTTGGTAAGCGGTGCATTTTCTAAGAAAATTCAGAATGTTCTGATTTGTTGAACCGATAGCGGAACGGGTTGTTTTCGCTTTGGAAACCTGTACTTCCTCCATTTGATTTCTATTTTCCATTTGTTCTATAATTAGGTTTGTTCGTAATTACTTCAACGGCTTAGCCTGTTTGTCTGCGGTAAGAATTTTCTTCACGTCACTTAGGGCGTATCTCTTCTGACTGCCTACATGGGCGGGAACGAGATAACCTTTGCGTTCCCATTGCCACAAGGTTGTACTGCATACGCCACACATTTTTGCAACCTCCTTGGAGGTGAGCCATGTCTCCTTGTTGTTGGCTTCCTGCTGTTGCGCCAATTCAAGCGCTTTCACTTCCTGCGCCTTTGCAATCAAATGGTCTGCAAAGGTCACCAAATCTTCTGCGGTGACTTCAAACTTCATGCGTCCACCGGCTTCAATCATGCTGTATAAATCCATACTGTCTTTGTTTTAAAGGTTGAATAATATTTTTGTTATGTTTATTGCAATCGCTGAATCATCGCCTTTTTCATATCGTCGTCAATGGTTCGGTAACGTGCGAATGCTCTGCTTCCATTGGCGTGCCCTGACATGGACGATATAAGGTTCGGATCTTGCACCACTTTGTAGAGATTGCCTACAAATGTCTTTCGGGCTGTGTGCGAAGTGGCTACTTCACAAATGGCGTGTACTTCCGCTTCGTGCGTGAGAGAGTTGATAACGGACACCGTTCTATTTAGCTCCGCTTTACGCATAACTGCCCGGATACCCTTGTTGTAGTCGGATACATTGTAATGGGGAAACAAGGTGAGTGTATTTCGCTCCTTATAAGTTTCGTATATCTCCATAGCCTTTGGAGTAAGTGGCACACGTACCGTTCGTGCATCGTGTTTCATGGTCTTGTGTGGAATATATTCCAATACACCGTCAATGACGTTCTTGTCGGTAAGACGGAGTAAATCACCGAAACGGCAACCTATCATGGACTGGAAAATGAACATGTCACGAAACATGGCAAGATGCGGTTCGTCCGTCAGGTCAAGTTCTATCATCTTGTTGCGTTCCTCCAAAGTGAGAAAGAAGGGTGTACCATAAACGGACTTCGGCAGTTCGTACTGTTCGAAAGGGTTATTCTTGGTGATCCCTTGACGGACTGCCCATTTTACCACTGTGCGCAATCGGGAGAATACAGCGTGCAGCGTGTTGTCGCCACGTGGTTTTGTTCCGGCACATTTATTGATACCCTTGTACATATCAGGATAGAGATAGTAATACTCATGCTCGTGTACGAGATAGTTGTACAAGTCTGTAAGGTCTGTGGTTGTAATGGTGTCCACGTTCATGGTGTAATTCTTCTTCTTTTTGATTTGCCGTTGGTATTGCTCGAAACGTTCGACTTTGCCAACCAGAGAGTGGACTACTATTCTTTGTTGCTTGTCAAAGTCCTTACGTTCTATATATTGGTCTATGATAATGGAGAGCCTGACCTCCACACACTTTGTTCCCTCCAGTTTGTATGCCTGCGGATGATGAAAGCAAAAGATAGTCTTTTTGAGCCATTCGCTTGTTGCTCCTTTGAAGTAAGTCCGGCTTATTTCTTTGATAAGCTCTTGTACAGAGGAATTGAATGCCAACCGTTCTTCATCGGTAATGGTGCTTACTCTTACTTTGTAACCCATACGTTTGTTGTCCCAATGTTGCGGATGAATACTTAATTCCGAAGCGGCTTTAAGGTCACAGTTACATTCATTGTCACGTACACGAAAATATACTGTAGCCTTTGTCTTATTCTTGGTCTTTCGTAAAAATGCTGTCACGTTCATAATTGGATATGTTATTTGAGGTTGTTAATCAGTTCATTCTTGATAGTGTCATCAATGGTTCGATAGCGTTCAAACGCTTTGCTGTTAGGTGCGTGCCCTGTCAGTGAGGCTACCAATGCCTGATCTCTCACCTTATTGTAAAGGTTGGCGATAAACGTCTTTCGGGCTGTGTGCGAAGTCGCCACATCACAAATGGGACGTTGCTCTTCCTTTCGGGTAAGCGGATTCAGTATCGTCACTCTGCGATGAATACCGGCAAAGTCAAGTATCATTTTGATATATTCATTATATTGCGGTTCCGATATGACAGGGAAAAGACGTGGAGAATATTCCGCATATCGTTCCAATATCCGTTGTGCTACCGGATGCAAGGGAATACGGACAAGTTCGGTTTTATTGTTCTTCAAATTCTTGCCCGGTATGTATTCCAACCAACCGTTGTTGATTTGTGTACGTTGGATAGTAAACAAGTCACCTATGCGACAACCCACAAAACATTGGAAGAGGAACATATCCCTTACAAGTGGCGCATGAAAACTACAGCCATAGGTTGCATCAATCAGCCTGTCACGTTCTTCGGGTAATAGATAGTATGCATCACCGTACACATGCCGGTGGGTGTTGACGTCCTGAAAAGTCAGGTCGTTGGTATATCCCTTTTTCACACACCAGTTAAGAAAGGCTTTCAAGCGGCTTCCGCCACTGCAAGCTGAATTTTTGGATGATGGGCGCATGGTTTGGCGGTATATTTCAAATTTGGAATAGAAGTCCGTATATTTCACATAATAGGTATATTCATTTTCTATATATTTCATAAAGTCAAGAAGTTGTTCTCTGCCAAAAGTTTCTGTTTTCAATTCAAAACTCTTATTGCCCATTATCTCACGCTGCCATGCCTCATAACGTCTAAGCCTGCGGAAAACAGCAATAATAGCCTCTTTATGGAGTTTTTTCCCTTTTCCCTCTATTAGATATTGTTCCGCCCTGTCAAAAAAGGAAGAACCCCATACTTCGGTAGGTTCATCCTCCTGTTTTGTTTCAGGGTGAAAGTATTCGTTGATAAGTTGGGCAAGCCATTCTTTGGTGAAGCCCTCCTGAATATTTTCGTTAACCAGTTTCAAAAGTTCATCCAATTGTCGGTTGAACTCCTTTTTCACTTCTTTAGGCACATTGCTCTTTGCACTGTAGCCGGGTACATTTTTATCCCAATGGATAGGGTCGATAAACAAACCTGTGCTTACCTTAAAATCGACTTTGGTTGCTGCCTCTTGAACTCGGATGTAAACAGTCGATGTGCCTTTTCTTAATGTTGCTTTTGCCTGCATATTTCTTCTGTTATTTTGGTTTCTTTTCCTCAAAGTTATAAATGTACCTATAAATGTTCCCAGAGAAATCGAATTATTTGAGGTGCTGTTAAGTTTATTTATATGAACGAAAAATTGTATAACCAACTGAAATACAGTTATATTTATTCAGTTTTCGTTTAAATTTTCATTACTCGTATTTAATACCGTTTTGCTTAAAAACGATTTCCTCCGTCACGGTCGCCAGTGCAGTCGTACCGGCGGAATAATCGCCTGCGGAGTTCTGGGCCATGACGGCTGTTGTGCCGCACAGCAACATCAGCGTGAGCATCTGCATCTTTTTCGTAGAAAACATTCTTTTCATTTGTCTTTTAGTTTTTTGAAACATGATTATTTATTTTTTAGGGTAAGTATTGCAGTTCTTCCGAATCATCATCGCGGCAACACGCCGCCGGTTGCCGGTTTCTATATGCGATAGCCGAAAAAGGCAGGAAAGACGAGGAACGCACCGATCAGGAACAGACACGCGCCGACAAGCGTTATGATGGACTTGGTGATGCCGTCCTCGCCCGTGTTCATCTTTACGTAAATCTGGAATCCGGACACAATCACACAAATCCCGGCGATGGCACAGCATAGAGCTTGGACGTAAAACATCATCGTTACCACGTAGTCGTGCATCGTCGCCAGCGCATCCGCACCCCAACTGTAATTCACGCTGCCGCTTTTCGCCAGAGCTGAACAGGGGATGATGGAACAAAGCGCACATAGTATCTTTTTCGTTTTCGACATCTTACAGCTTATCTTTGACCGGTCTCCATTTCAGGCAGGGACGGTTGTCCAAGCGTCCTTTGGAAATCAACGCCTTATACATCTCTTCGTCGGTAAAGCCGTCGGACAGGTAGGGAGCGATCTCTTCCATCTGCGCCTCCGCCTTGGCCTTCAGCCTTTCAAGCCGCTCTTTCGCGGCTGCCTCCTTTTTCCCTGTATCGCCGTCTTGTACCGCAGGTGGGGCAGCTACGGCTTCCGTGTCGCATGTCTCATTTCCGATACTAAACCCGGTCTCGTTCTCCGAAACCTCGACACTCTCTTCCGTGGCATCCATCGGACCGAGGTCGAAAACTTCCTCGTCAGTCTTCTCCGTTCCCTTCTTTCCATACAGGTCACGGGTAATATTGACTGCGTAATAGACGATGTACAGCCCCGTCAGTACAAGGGCGAATATAAAGTATGAACTCATTTGTTTTTAAGTATGAAATTAAACTTTAATTGAACTTTGAAAGTACAAATGCAAAGAAATGTATTATATTCGATATAACGAAATCTCTTTATATCAAACAGTATTTTATTACATAGAAATAAGTACGAAACATATAAATTGAACTTTAATTTCATACTTTAAGGCGAATGTACCGGGAAAAACGGGCATAAAAAAAGCCCTCCCGGGAGGAGAGCTTTCAAGGGAGGGGTAACGATAATGCCTTACCGTTTCTTTCCACGCAGGTAATCGTTCAGGTCCTTGTACTCGTGATAACGGAGTGCTTCGTTGTGTACCCGCTTGCCGTACATGCCGGCGATGGTCTCTTCCGTTTTCTGTCCGGCGAGATCATTGTCGAGATAACAGTGTATTTCCTCGTACACCTGCAAGTGTTCCAAAGCCTTTTTCAGGTTGTTCACCGAGTTCATCACGAGGTAATCGCAAGGTGCGCCGATGCAGACCGTATCATCACCCGTCTGTTTCAGCGTCAGGTAAGAGAGAAAATCCATGAAGCCTTCGAACACGCAAACCCGGTTCTGTGCTTCACTATGAGAATGCCTGATGACAGAGATGTCCTTACACCGGATACAGCCCTTATAATAAGGATTGCGAATCTCGTACCCGCCCGCCACGTTACCGAAGGCAAGGGCGAAGTAGCGCCGTTGCCGCAATTCATAATGGACCTCCCGGCAGAACATGCGGCCGATGTCTCCGTCGATTCCACGGGAATGAAGGTACGAGAGCAGCGCATGGTGCTGCAACGGTACGATGAGCACGTCCTTCATGTCGGCTTCGACGGGTCGGGGCGTTGTCCCCGGAATCCGCACCCTTTGTATCGGGATAGCGTTCTCGTGCTTGCCTATATAGGCAAGCACTTCGCTCACGCTGTCCGTCCGGTAAAGGTGCTTGCCCAGTTCCACAAGGTCTCCGCCCGTCGCTGCGCCAAAGTCATACCATTCGTTGAGCCGGTCATTGACCTTGAACGACGGGGTACGCTCATTGCGTAGCGGCGACAAATACCAGTATTGTTTCGATGTTACACTCTGGGGGTGGTAGCCGAGGCTGGCAAGATAGTCCACGATACGCAGTTGTTTTGCTTCCGCTATGGTCATGTCATTTTCTTTTCACTTGTTTTCAAAAAACGGTTTACTTTGGTTTTTCTCCTATATATACCCGGACCAAAGTAAACTAAATTATTTTTCACCTTCCGCGTCCTCGCATTCTTCGTCGAAAAGCAAGGCTTCGGTCGGGGTCACATCGTAATAAAAGAGCTTGTCCCGTTTGACGATCAGCTTTAGGTTTTCCGTCAGGTACTGCAGCAGTTTTATCATGACGCTGCGTCCCCGTTTGAACCCGATAGCCTCATAGGAAGCCATGAGAGCCTGTAGTACGTTCTCGAAACCTTTGATGGGCCTGTCCCCGAAAGCGGCGGAAAGCGCCTCCCGGTGCTGCTCGATGGACAAATCCATGAAGCTGCTCCGGGCCTTCGGTCTCACGCTGCCATCAAACGAATAGTTATCCACCATGACCGGCAATCCTTCGTCATCAACGGAAAAAGCAAACGGTTTGAACTCCTTCTCGCGGATATGCAGCGCATGAACTTCACTGATAACGGGATTCTCCGCACTCTTGGTGATGACCAGCACCGTTTCCGCCTTATTGCTCATTTCCGTGCCGATATGCCCGCGCACATTGTTGTCGCCTTTATTCAGGTGCAGCACACAATGGATATGCAGGTCGTATTTCGACGACCACTCCATCATCTTGTTGATAACCTCCACCGATTCGCTGGTGCTGTTGATGTCGAGCATCAGGTCGCGGATGCCGTCAATGATGACCAGCCCGTACCCTTTGTTCTGTCGCAGAGCGTAGTCGATGACCTCAATACGCACGGCTGGCGTGTATTCCCGCAGGCAAATGAAATCGAGATTCTCGTTGTCGGTTGTGGTGGGCAGCCCCGCCAGGCGGAGAATACGTTCCAACACGTTATGGCAATGGAAACGGCTCTGTTCGGTGTCCACGTACAAGATCCTACGCTTGCCTTCGGGCAGATGCGCCCGGTAGTTCAAAACCTGCCGGCCCGCCAGTGACGCGGCGACAATAGCAGAGACATTAAACGTCTTTTTCGCCTTCGCCTTACCCGTCGAAGCGCTAAAATTGCCGAGCGTCGCTATGGTGGAGTTGTCGATCCATATAATCTGGGGCGGAGTCACGTAGGTGTCCGTGGCCTTTATCTGCGATGCCGTGAGAATATCCGACAGGCGATTCTCGTCCAGTTCCGCCCACGAGTTACGGTCAGTTCTTTTTTCGTTTTCCATAGCGCTTCTGGTTAAAGAACGGTTGGGTTGCGGATACTTCCGTCGCCATACGCATGGCATCGTCCACCGTAGGTTCGTAGTTTTGCAAGAGCCATGCGTCCAGCTCTTCCTTCGCGAAGTAAAGCATCTTGCCGCGAGGTTTGTAGTGCGGGATTTCCTTGTTCGATGTGAGTTTGTACAACATACTTTCGGACACGCCGATATACATGCACGCCTCTTGAAAAGTGAAGACTTTCTTGGTCGTGTAAATGGTATTTTCCAGCAAAGCCACACGCTCCAACAGACCTTCCACCGGTTCCAACTTCTTGAGAACCGCTTCTATGGCGGTCAGCCGTTCGCTTAACCGCTCCATGAATGTTGTTCTGTTTTGCATAAAATACATGTTAAAATTAGACAATGGAGAGTTACCTCCGTTATGCAGCGCGCTAACGGAGGTCAAAGTTATGTGATGTGAACCGGACAGCCGGAAATTCCGGCATGATACTATGCACGTATCACGGCAACTATCACTGTTTTATCTTTCACATACTTGGCTTTTTGGCACTTCGTGTCATATTTTCAGCCGACTGATGGCTTTTCGTATGCCGAGGTTTGCCGATGTAATGTTGTTCCTCGCCGCAGAGAGGGCAGACGAGAGGCTTGAAGCGGTAACATATCTTGTGCCGTCTTTGGACAACAGGAACCGCCCCTTGTCGAGAACCGACTGCCAGTGAGGCAGGATAAAGGTGTTTTCGAGCAACGCATCGAACAGAACCGCCACATGGCGGATATTGTTCACACGTATACAGAAATTCTCCTTGCAGGCAAAAAGCGCTTCCATGTCCTCGATGCGGAGAGTGGAAACGCAAAACAGATGATAAGCGTTGGCGCAAGCCACAATACCTGTCATCTGTTCACGGGAAAAATTGCAACCAAAGGAGAGAGGTGGAGCGTTTCTGGAATCTTCTGTACGTGAAGAGTCGAACCATACTCCGGCAATGTCGTACTTTTGTTTCAAGGCCATGCACTCCTCGAAAGAAAATGTTTCTGCGGTAAAGAGGCTTTTGACGAGACTTGTACAATCGAGCAACAGCCCTCTGATGATATGAATGTTCATTTCATGGCAATTCCTGCAAACCGCACTGTTGCAGTCGATGTACCGGTGGCTGTTTATAAAGTCATCCACGTAGCGGCCATATCGTTTGCCGTCTGCCATGACGTCTTGAAGATAAAGCTCCCTTGCTTCGGAGAGCAACTCGTAAAATTCTTCCGCTACATCCTGTTCCGTAGCGAAGTGGTGCAGATGTGGTCTCCCTTCAAAAAAAGAGAGGACCTGTTGTTTTGTCCTTTCATGTCGAATTGTTTTTTATGGGTTTATACTTATTATAATAGTGGCATTACTTCGACCATTTGAAATATCGGAGAAAAGCCGGAAATATTTACCTGTAAATTGAATTTGACATGTATGACTACATCAGTCGAATAGGCCGTTAACCAAATTGACTGCTTCGTCTTTTTTCTGGTTGATGATTTTGGCGTACACCTGTGTCATTCTCACGGAGGTATGGCCAAGCAGCTTCGATACGGTATAGAGATCCGCACCGAGCGTCAGCATCATGGTCGCGAATGTATGCCGGGCGGTGTGAAAAGTAAAACGCTTGGTGATTCCGGCCGCTTCGGCCCACGGTCTGAGATACTGATTGATATTTGAAGGCAGGTTGAACACAGGATCGTCCGCAGCCTTGTCCTCACGCTCCGGCATCCATTTCAACGCCTCGTTGGAGAGTGGCAGGTAAATCGGTTCTTTGGTCTTCTGCATAGCTACCGCCAGACGGTATTGGCCGTTATCGACAAAGACATTCTTCCATTTCAGGCCGACAATATCGCTGATACGCAGTCCGCAGAAGCAGGAGAACAGATAGGCATTTTTTACCCTCCCTTCCTGCATCGGAGTGGCAATCAATGCCCGTACCTCTTCGATGGTCATATAGGACCGCACGCTTTCCGGCATTTTGGGCTTCTCCGACTTTTCCATCTCGTTAAACGGATTTCTCAACAACCGTTTAGCCCGAACGGCAGCATTCAGGGCGCCATTGAATATCTGATAATAGGTGTTGCGTGTAGAAGCTGCTATCGGCTTTCCTTTAGGGCGGAAGGTTGTCAGCATGTAGTCGATATAGCCTTGGCAAAAAGCGAGGTCAACCCGATCCAATATAAATCTTTCCCCTGCATATTCTTTCAGGATATGGGTAACGGCTTTGATTTGACCGATACCCTTCTTGTCGCGTTTCTCTTGGTACTCCAGATAGGTTTGCATCCAGTCCAGCAGATAAATCTTATCCGTATGGTTCACGATACCGGCTTCACCACTGGTCAGTTCGATAATACGTTTCGACTTGATGGCATTTGCGGCAGCCATTGTTATTTCATTTTGCCGACGGGTATTGCTGTCCGTTCCCGGAATAAGATACAGCTTCAGGTACTCGTATGTCCGTTTGCCGTTGCGGTATATATCCAGATACAGACTTTTGCTGCCATCGGACAAATCCTTCATCCGAAGACGGATTGGTTCTTTTACTTTTTTAGGCTTCTTTATTCGTGGCATAATCGTATTCTTTCATTCGTTATTTTTCGTATGCAAATGTACGAATTAAAACTGAAATCAAGAAACAAACAAGGAACAAAAATGTACCCAAAAAGAACCGATTAACAGAAAATAATGAAAACAACTGAAAGAAAGAGCGTCTTTATAAAACACTGATATAAAGCTAATTTATCTATACTTGTTTGGATTTTCTTTTCATCTTTAATATACCTGTTTATTTATTGAAAATAAAATGTTAAGTCCGGATGTGTTTGAAAAGGCGTTTAATGAATGCCTAACAAGATAGTGAAATGAAAAAGTTATTATACATAGACCTTTTTTGCGGTGCCGGTGGAACTTCTACCGGCGTGAACACAGCGCGTCTTCATGGCGAACAGTGCGCAGAAGTCATTGCGTGTGTCAATCACGATGCGAATGCCATTGCGTCACACGCTGCAAATCATCCGGACGCGCTTCACTTCACAGAAGACATCAGAACGCTTGAACTGTCACCACTTGTGCATCATCTTCAGAAGTGTCGCACGAAGAACCCTGACGCACTTGTTGTGCTATGGGCATCGCTTGAATGTACGAACTTCAGCCGTGCAAAAGGCGGTCAGCCACGTGACGCAGACAGCCGGACACTTGCAGAACATCTTTTCAGATACATCGAAGCAATAGACCCCGATTATATTCAAATCGAGAATGTCGAAGAATTTATGTCGTGGGGTGAACTTGATGAAAACGGAAAGCCGGTGTCAAAAGACCGTGGCAAGTCATATATCAAGTGGGTGAACAACGTGAAGAAATACGGCTACAACTTCACGCATCGCATACTGAACGCAGCAGACTTCGGCGCATACACATCGCGCAAACGCTTCTTCGGCATCTTTGCGAAGAATGGTCTGCCGGTTGTGTTCCCGAAACAGACACATTGCAAGACAGGTGCAGCAAGTTTGTTCGGCACAATGCCGAAGTGGAAGCCAGTGCGTGAAGTTCTTGACTTTGAAGATGAAGGCAAATCAATCTTCAACCGAAAGAAACCGCTTGCAGAAAAAACGCTTGAACGCATATATGCCGGACTGATTAAGTTTGTCGCAGGTGGCAAAGATGCCTTTATGGTGAAATACAATTCGATGAACCAACGCGGAAAGTATGTGCCGCCGTCACTTGATGAACCCTGCCCCACTATCGCGACACAACAGCGTCTTGCACTTGCATCAGTGTCTTTTCTGTCAAAGCAATTCAGCGGTCAGCCTGACAGCAAGAACGTGTCTGTCGAAGAACCGGCAGGAACAATAACGACTATTGACCACCACGCATTTGTGAAAGCGCAATTTATTGTAAACTATCGCTTCAATAATACAGGTCATTCTATTGAAGACCCAGCACAAACGATATGCACGGTAGGTCAAATTGGTGTTGCATCTTGCAGTTTCATCGCAAATGAGTATTCGGGCGGTGGTCAGCTTTCAAGCATCGAACAGCCCAACCCGGCTGTGCTGACGAACCCGAAGCAGAAACTTGTCACCGTGAAGCAGCACTACTTGATGAACCCACATTTTGCGTCAAATGGCGGTTCTGTCGATAAACCGTGTTTCACGCTCATCGCAAGAATGGATAAAATGCCGCCATATCTTGTCACGACTGAAACCGGCGAAGTCGCTATTGAAGTCTATGAAACAGACAGTCCTATGACTGTCAAAATCAAAGAATTTATGGCACTTTACAACATCATAGACATCACTATGCGTATGCTGAAGATTGATGAACTGAAGCTGATAATGGGTTTCCCGAAAGACTACGAACTTATTGGCACACAGGCAGACCAAAAGAAATTCATCGGCAATGCAGTTGAAGTGACTATTGCCAGGAAGTGGTGCGAAGCACTATGTGAAGAAATATACAATCGTAAAATCAAACAATTAGCATAATTATGAACCGGAAAATCAAATTCAGAGGGCGTATAACTAAATCAACCGAATGGGTTTATGGGTCTCTTATTGTTTATCCTGATGGGGAGTACAACATACTTTCTCAACGAAAAGAAAATTCATCTAAGATGGATGATTGGTGCGTTGATAAACAAACCGTTGGCCAGTTCACGGGCTTGTATGACAAAAATGGACAAGAAGTATATGAGGGGGATATTGTTAAAAGAAAAATTATAAAAAGTGATTTCTATCCTGAACAATATATGCCTCACATAAAGGAACAACATGAGACAAAAAGATGGGTTGAATCTCAAACGGGAGTTATAAAAATGTGTCCAGAAATACGCTTTGGGGAGGAGTTTATAACTCGGATGCCTAAGCAAAAAGATATAGATAATGGTATTATTGATAATTTTGATTATGAAGTCGTTGGTAACATATACGACAACCCAGAACTACTGAAAGGAGGCACGAAATGATTAAGGCTTTAATATGGGCGATAATATCGCTTTTGATGCTATTTGTCATGACATCTGGAATATCTATTCAGCTCAAACCATTTCGTATAGACATTACTTATCCATATTTCGGATTAGGAATTGTATTGACCGCCATAGGGCTTACCCTGTGTATCGGATCAGCGTACTACTATGGAATCTCAAATAACCAATACAAAGATGGCTATAAGAAAGGATTTCATGCCGGCGTTGAATATGTTATAGAATTTGCAAAACAAAAAAAGAATGAAGAATGAGCATAAATAAAGTAATCCTTCTCGGTTATGCTGGAAAGGACCCTGAAGTGAAAGAAGTTGCCGGGACAAAGGTCGCCAATCTATCGCTTGCTACAACGGAGAAAGGCTATACCCTTCAAAACGGGATCCAGGTTCCAGACCGCACGGAATGGCATAGTCTTATCTTTTGGAAAGGTCTGGCCGAGGTCGTAGAAAAGTATGTCAGGAAGGGTTCTCAAATCTATATCGAGGGCAAGATCAAGACCCGGCAGTATGAGGATAGAACGGGATCAAAGCGGTATGTGACAGAAATATTTGTTGATAAGCTGGAGTTATTGGGAAGTAGACTTGCCCAGCAAGAAGCCAGTCCACAATCGAAACTCTATCAACCTGAACAATCAAGAGAAGATCTTCCATTCTAAAAAATACAAGAGGCAACGCCCCGAACCACCAGTAACGTTACCTCCCCACACGATTATTTAGTACAAATATACTATTTACTTCTAAATAATTGTGCCATGTTTTCAGAAATTGCGGAAATAAAATCAATTAGAGAGCAGAAATCAAAGTTATCGGAAAGGGAAAAAGAGCTGACAGAACCTATATTGACGGACCTTGATATGATAGGAATGTTATATCGGTGGTTCCAAGAGATTATTTCTCAAAAGGAGATATTTAGGTCAGGGAATGTTACCCAACGAAAGAAATTCATTTTTATCATCCTGTTTTTGTACTCTCCAAGCACTCTCGCCGGCGGGAAGATGAAGAACGGTCTTCGGAATAAATTAGCGGAGGTCTTAGGCGTTAGTGCGCAGACGGCCATATCCGATAACCGTAATAATCTTGTTTTTTCTTATCAGTTGTATAAGTATTTCCGGCAGGATGTGGATTGGATATATGGGGAAATGATGAAAAGGTTGAAAGCCGGAGTTTAGCTCCGGCTTATTTTATGTACACTTCTACTATTTCGTACATTCCATCACCTAATTGAGAAATAATACTTTCAGCTTCTTCTTTGGTATCAAATTGTTTAATTTCATAAACTTGGTTGATGCCATAGCCAAATGTATTTCCATACTCTCCTTTATACAAATACAAGGATTCTCTGCCAATCATAATTTTTCTGATTACAAACTTCTTTTTCATATCTATTCTCCTTTCTCTATTTTAATTTTCTTCCCACAGTGAGGGCAGGTGATAGTGCTTTCCTCTTTTTCTTCCCCTATCAATTCAGTGATAGATATATTAAGAACACCGGCTATCTTTATGAGATTATCCAAAGAAGGCGATGATTTACCTGTTACAATATTGCTGACAGCGACCTTTGAAATACCAACTTGTTCAGCGAGCCACGCAGAAGTAACATTACGCTCATTCATTATTTCTTTTATTCGTAAATCCATAAACTATACTTTATTTTGATTACTCCGCAAAGTAATGCAAACTTTATCGTATAACCTAATATTGATAAAGTTTGATTTATTAATTATTCTTAATTGATAAAGAAAACTATATCAAAAGTGTTGCCTTTAATAAAGTTTGCTTTATCTTTGCATCATCAGAAACGAAGTAATAACAAATAAAACATATACGATCATGGCAACAAAGAAGATTGATGAAAAGAATACATTGAAGTATGCAGTAGCATTCTACTTCTGTACATTAGGCAAAATAAACTTCATGTTAGGCAATAAAATGTATCAGCATATAGATACTGTATGTGACCAAAGAGAAGATGGTAGAGGTTTCAATACTTGTGAGGTCGTTTACAACTACAAGGCTCAAAAATATGAGGTTTTGAATGTAGATACAGAGATAGGCAACAAAGAGATTACGATATTAAATAATTAACCAGCAGGGCGAAAGCCCTGCATAACGCAGAATCAATATGAATAAATCGATCAAAGCAAAAGCGCGGGTAAAGATTATCACAGATTTTGGATATTGGTGTTTGGCTGAAATTCGAGGATTGAAAGAAGGAACGATTTTAGAGGGCAGGTATAACCCCATAAACAAAGCGTTTGATTTTTCTTGGAATGGTCAAGATGCAATGTTATGGATTGAGCAGAATGGAGAACTGATTAGTACCGAAAAGGAATCTATAATAGGCAACATAGTAGTTACAATTGCCGTATGTTATGGTAAACATAAAAATATTATAGCCGAGTTCGATACAATGAAAGAAGCAAGAAAATATGTAAAAGACGAAGGTTACAAAGACAGCATTGAATATTGGTATCTTGCCGCTGAAATTATAAACGAAGATGGCGATATAAATCCTGCTGTATGGGCTAAATCGAAAGCAGAGGCAGTTAGAAAGTTGAAAAAGTTATTATGATATTAATTCTGTAGCTTTCTGGCTACCATAATACAAATGATTATGAGTACACCAAGAACATTAAAATCGGCATTAGAAGCTGGTTCTGTGATTTGTAAACTATATGCCAAATATGACAAGAAAATCCGTGTAACAGTACAAGAACGCTTTCATCAAGCTGATAGAAAGATGTTTCTTGATTTTTGGATTGACAGAGAGTATTTCAAGCGTAATTATCCTAATACATACGACAGATTATGAGAATATATTTTGCACAAGTAGAAACAAGGTATAGGGCAATCAAAGAATGTCCATTTAGTCCTTCTGTAATTGCTAAGGTTTATGGTGGGTTTATGTGTTTTGAATCTCGTTCGGACTACAATATATGGAAAAATCAAAAATGAAAGCAGATTTAGTTTTAGTTATCAGCCCCGAAGCCCCATTGACGAAGCAACTAGGCAAAGTGTTTGGCAAGCTGGTAACCCCTTATAACTTCTCTACTATAGAGAGGAGCGAGAAGTATGTCACGATACGGCATGATGAAACTGGGCTTGTAGTGGCTTATACGAGTGAAGAAAGATTGAATGTGAAACATTAAATATTGATTATTATGGGTGAAATAGCAGATAGTTTAATTAGTGGTGAATTTGATTGCATCACCGGTGAGTATTTAGGTGATGCCGTTGGCTATCCAAGAACTTATGTACGTGAGGCGCATGGGTATGTACCATCTTTTGGAAAGAAACCATCAAGCAAGGCGAATGTATGTATTACCAACATGTGCAAAGATAGAGGCTTCGACAACCGCCAAAAGATAGAGTTGGTTGCCAAGTTCTTGCACGGTAAGGGCTATGAGCAGCTACCTAAATTAGGGCGGCAATACAAGATAATATTCAATGAATATAAGTCTGAGTTTAAAAGATTTTTAGTTGAACAAGTAAAGCAAAGAAGCAATGAATAATATATTTACAATCTGCTATTCAGAAGAAGAAGCGAACGAAATAGGGCACTTCATAATGAGTAAAGGTTATGAGGGTGTCCAGAATGATAGTTACAGATATTGCCGTGAATCAATTCGGTGGGCTTTAAAACAATCTAAAAGACATCATTTATCTTATATCTATGTTGGTGTTATGGGTTGTCAAATGTGCGTATCCAGAAACAAGCGAGGTCTTAGACGAAAAGGTCTTAAATACATAGAGAAGAAGCGAATGTTCTATGAATTGTTAGAATTTACCGAATATTTGAAAAAAGTACGTGGACTTAATAAATAGCTTATGAACACAATAAACGAAAACGGTTGCAGTGTATGCCAACCCGGCAAAGAAAATTACACCACCTACAATACCAGGTTGAGAGGTAAGAGAGTGAGAATGTACCAGTACGATTACCGTACTGAAAGTGGTGAACTGTTTTCTTGCTGTGCGCCTATTTTAGAGGCGTGCAGAGAAAAACGGGATAAATGGCTTAGTTTACGACAATAAATCGATTGTCATAAATAACGATTGAAGATGTTTCTGTGTCTTTGGTTATGGTTGTACCTTAGTGGCGCTATCGCGGGTTAGAGCAGTGGTCAGCTCGTCACTTTGACTTGGTGAAGGTCAGCGGTTCGAATCCGTTACCCGCAACTACTTAGTTATTCAATTAAAAATGGCACGATTATGAATATTTTAACACTCTCGATTAAACAGAAGTATTTCGATGAAATCTTAGCAGGCAAGAAAACTCACGAATACCGTGAAATCAGACCAACTAACGCTAAGAAGTATATCACTTACCTCTGTGGTGGCAAAGAATATCCGGCTGATGCAGAACTACCTGAAGAAGGAGAGGCTGAATTAAAGCCTATCAAGTATGATGCCATCAAGCTTCTGACAGGTGCATATACGGGCAAGCGTCCTTATATCATTGTAGAGGTAAAGAACGCAGAAGCAGTAATTCTCACAGATGAAAACGGTAATGATATTGTTTACGAATATCAAGGCGAAGAATATCTTGCCGCACAAATGGATTATACTTTGGGTAAGATATTAGAGAAACATATAGATTGATTTGTTTAACTTTTAAAATTAGAAAGCAGAGTCGCAAGAAGAATTAACAGAGTAGCCGGGCCTCGCAGAAATATGAATGGTGCAGGGGCAGGTGGTAGATTGGTTGCCAATCGTAGAGGTACAGCAAGTGCCACACAGTTAGGATCACGCAGACAGCGTTACAGTGATCTTCGTACTTCATTTGGTTTAAGCGGTGGTTAGCTATGAGCAAGGTAGAACAAGCGAACCGGTATATAGACCTCATTCGGGTAAAATCGAATGAGGCTTTACTGTTTTTATCACTTGGTAAGGATTCGCTTGTTCTGCTTGATTTAGTCTATCCAAAGTTTGACCGGATTGTTTGCGTGTTCATGTACTTTGTCAAGAATTTGGAGCATATTAACCGTTGGATAAACTGGACTAAAGCTAAGTATCCGAAGATAGAGTTTGTTCAAGTACCACATTGGAACCTTACTTATATTCTCCGTGGCGGTATGTATTGTGTGCCAAATCCGAAAGTAAAGCTATTGAAGTTGGCAGATGTGGTAAAGGCTATGCAGCTTACTCATGGAGTTTATTATACATTCTTGGGCATGAAAAAAGCTGATGGTATGAATCGTAGGCTTATGTTGAAAGGGTATGAGGTAAACGGTTACGAGAATAACGGTATGGTTTATCCTTTGGCTGATTGGACACAAAAGGATATTCTTGCTTATATGAGGCAGCACAATTTACCTGAACCAGTTCGGTATTCATTGAAAGCCAGTTCGGGAGTAGGTTTCAATCTTGATTGTATGCTTTGGATGGAGAAGAATTACCCGCAAGATTTACAGAGAATTTACAGAGTTTTCCCGATGGCTGAAAGAGTGCTTTGGGAGTATCATAATCAACAAAATTAATAAGGAGAATTGCTGAGTCAGAAAAAGAAAGACAAGAGAACAGATATATGCTCAGGCAGAAAGATTGAGCGAAGCTAACTGGAGAAGAAAAAATACATGGAGTAGCAGTGCCGCAAGCAGGCGTGCAAAACAATCTCGTGATAATCTTATAGCAAGAGCCGAAAGGAATACTCTTCGGCAGAGAGGTTTCGGTCTAAGTAATGGCTAATATGGAATTATCAAAATACATAAAGAGTGAATCGATGGAACTTAATCGTTCTGCCATTCACTTTGCGGATTATAATCCCCGAAAACTATCTGATGAATCACGTAAGACACTGAAACGTGGCATCAAGAAATTCGGATTGGTAGGTGGAATAGTTGTGAATAAGCGTACAGGTCTTACCGTAGTCAGCGGACACCAGCGTTTGTCTGTCATGGACGAATTACAAAAGTTTCCCGATAACGACTATCGCATTCGTGTCGATGTCATTGACGTGGACGAACAGCAGGAAAAGGAGTTGAATATTCTAATGAACAACCCTAATGCACAAGGTTCTTGGGATTTTGACGCTCTTGCCCGTATTGTTCCTGATATTGACTGGAAAGATGCAGGATTGACGGATGCCGACTTGAATATGATTGGGGTTGATTTCCTTTTGCAGACCGAAGAAGAAAGCTCCATTGCTGACGAACTGGAAAGCATGATGTCGCCTGTAACAGAACAGAAAGAAGCCGATAAAGCCGCCAAGCAGTTGGAACGTGCCGAAAAGGTTGCCCACATGAAAGAGGTCAAGCATCAGGTGAAAGAAAACGCACAGAAGCAAGTCGAGAACATGGATGCCTATGTGATGTTGTCCTTTGATACCTATGAAGCTAAAGCCGCTTTCTGCGAAAGGTTCGGGTATGATCCGGATATGAAGTTCATAAAGGGAGAAGTATTTGATGAACAAGTAGAAAGAATAGATTAATTATTGGGAGGAAAGCTGAGTTAGAAAGAAAACATATAGCCAGTTATATCAGCAGTCCAGACGAATAATGTACAACGCTGGAAGGCAATACGGGTTAGGTTCTGCAAGACAAAGAAACATAAGGGATAGAACGAAATCTATAATGGGAAGATATGCTGAGAAAATAGATAGCTATTTCTCAAAAAGAGGAGTTGATGTCTATGGAAACAAGCCAATTTCTCGCCGTGTATATATGGGTAACAATAACGGTTAAAATTATGATTGGCGATTTTATACTTTGGATAAAGAATGTTCTAAAGCAAAACCTGTTTTGTGTTCATCATTATGTTTGGAAAGGTAGTGTGATGTTCTCTGAGTTCAGGTATGAACAATGTGAGAAATGTGGAAAATTAAAGAAGTAATATGAGCAATAGTGAATCTCAAAATAGAAAAGGTAAAGGAGGAAGAAAGCCAAAGTTTGATTATACAAGCGAGGACTTTCTTTCTCTCGTGGAATCGTATGCCAAAAAGGGATTCACTGACAAGGAAATAGCCTATGCCATAGGGATTTTACCACAAACTTTCTGCGAAAAGAAAAGTGAGTACACCGAAATATCCGAAGTCTTAGCGCGTGGGCGCGCGACAATCAATGCCACTGTAAGGGCTAAATTCCTTGCAATGGCTCTCGGTGGCATAAAAACCAAAAGCACCGTGGTAAGAAAGCTCCGTGATTCAGA